CACGGCAGCAAGGGCAGCAATGGCACCCAGGGCACCCCTTTGATAAAAAATCCAGGTGAAAAATGAAAAAAAAAAAATAGGGGATTTCCGACTACGTAGTCGCTGAAAGTTCTTCTACTTTAGTTTGTAGAAGTACTTCTTGCGGCTGCCTTCTCGGAAGATAGTTCCTTTTTCTAGCAAGCGCATCAGCGATTGATGCACCTGAGGATTGCGTTTGCCGAAGCCTTCGCAGACGAAGTTTCTTTGTGTGAAGAACTTGTCTGGATATGTTCGGAACACTTCCTCGATCTTGCTCGTCAAGGAGACGTCTGTTGCAGGTATCTCAGCTACACCTATGTCGCTGAACTGGGACACTGCAGATTTCTTTGTGTTCATGTCTGTGTGTTTTCCTATGTAGATCGTTTCATCGCGAGCTAGCTGTTGCGCTAGCTTACTAGCGATCTATAATAAAATTTAAAATTTACGCGCTTAATAAAAACGCGCGCGAATTTTATTTTTTATTACATCTTATATATTCTTTTTATAATATATAAATCGTACTTATATATAAAGATTTTATAACCAAAAGCTTTATATATAAGACGAAAGCTTTATATATATAATATATAAATATTAGCGCGCCAATTCCGCGGCGGGAAGGGGGTTTTTGGGAAATTACCCAAAAATCCATGTATAAGCATTTTTCAAAACCCTTTTGGGTAGAGAAAAAGTTACAAAGTTTTGATAATGACAATTAAAGACTTGTTGCAATTGATGGAGCAATTAGATAGTTAATCTACTAATAACCTTTAAAGCAAATTAACCTATAGAAACGGTCTCTTGGTGACATGGTCATTAAAATTTCAGGAGAAATAAAATATATTGATTTTTATGACTTCTGGAAAACATATTGACAGAGCACTTGGCACAGATGTCGAAGTAGAATCTTCAGACATCGTTGACGCTACGATTGTTGCAGCTGATATTGCATCAAACGCAGTTACAACCGCCAAGATCACAGATAGCGCTGTTACCACGGCAAAGATAGCTGACCTTGCAGTTTCTACAGACAAATTAGCAGCTTCTTCCGTAACGACGGCAAAAATAGCAAGCGACGCCGTAACAGTAGCAAAACTAGCTGATGATGCAGTTGAAACCGCAAAGATCAGAGACAATACTATCACGAATGCTAAATTTACTTCTTCTACTATTCAAAGTGGAAAAATTAGCTTCTTTAAAAGCACCGAGCAAACAGGTAACGGGGCTGAACAAAGTATTGCCCATAGCTTAGGTAGAACACCTTCTTTGGTAATTCCTATAATTACTGAAGGAGATGGCAATAGTTATGATCTCGCAGAAGGTACCCACGATGGTACTGATGTGAAAATAACTGCTGGTGCAGCGGTAAAATACAAAGTTATAGCCCTTTAAGGCTATATTTTTTTTTCTTCGCCTTGACTGTTAAAATTAAACTATAGGCAGAGAAAGTATTATTGAAGACAAAATTTTGTATTAATTCCTAAACATTTAAATACTATTCCTTGCTAAGGATTATTACATTGGTATCAAAGTTAATTAAAAAAGACTATCCAGCCTATACAATGCATCAAAAATACCGATTGTATGGAATTAAAAGAATAGGATATGTTGATATTGAAAACACCAATCTAGATCCTGAATTTGGAAATCTTTTAACTGTGGTTCTTCTAGTCAGGGAAATTGATACAAAGTATTCTCACGGTGAAAAAATAATAGCCGTAAAGAAATACAAATTAACTCGCGAAGACATCAATTCCTCTTTAAGAAAAAGAACAGTTGATTTCGATAGGAGGATTTTAACTGAATTCCTAACTGATTTGAAATCTTTAAAAATTGACCTTTTAATAGGTCATTACTCAGTTGGTTGGGGAAAACACGATATTCCTTTCCTTAGATCTAGAGCATTAATTATGGGATTAGATAACCTATTACCAAAACACAAAACCCTTCGATATGGAGATACATGGAAAATGTCTCATACTTCAATTAAAGTACATAGCTATCGTTTAGACGCTATTAGCGCTGTAACAGGCAGTGAAGTTAAAAAAACTAGAATTGAAGAATCAGAATGGCAATTAGCAAGATTTGGTGATCCAAAAGCTATGGCTTATGTGTTAGATCACAACATTAAAGATGTTAAACTAACTTATCAAGTACATAAGAAAATAGAAGCGTTTAACGCAATTCCAACAATTTATGTCTAAAAATCCAAACACTGATGAATGGCTTCCTCCAAATAGGAAGGTTCTACAGGATTTCTTTACAAAACATCAGGATGATTGGTTTTCATGTCAAGAATTAATCCATAGAACCAAACTAGGTGTAAGAACAATGTATGATAACATCTTAACACTTTACAGGGATAATGAAGTTATGAGAAAATCTTGTCCTTGTGGAAAAGGTTGGCTCTATAAATACAGGAAATAGGTTACCGATTCTCCATAACCTAATATTTTTTATTTTCTTTTAATAACTATTGTTATAATTGCCAACCCCTGAACCTTTTAATCCTTTTCCTCCGGGTAAAGAACCCTCGCCTCCAGATTGGTATAAACCAGAGGATCCTTATGACGAAGAAGAAGAAGATTAGTAAACCTGTTGATAAAAAGGATATTAAACTTGAACCTAAACAAATTTTATTAGAGGATTTAATTAACAACCTTTCAAAAGAAGCTAAAAAAGCAATGATAGGTATTTTAAGTGATAAAGACCCTATGGTAGCTATTGGTAGTATACTTTCCCTGGTAGGATTAGCCCAAGAAATGAAATTAGGAAAAGAAATATTAGTTATAAACATTAACTTTGGGGAATTAATAGCAGCAAAGAAAATTTTTGAAGAATTTCACAGTTATGAGGAAGATGATATAGATGACTAGCAAAGCAATTTCTATTTGGTTCTCTCCTAAACTAACAAATTTAAAACCTGTTGATAAAGCTATTATTGAAACAGGAATAATTTTCTGGGGATTTTCAGATCTAAACACTCCTCCAGAATGGGAAATTGCTAAGAGATTAAATGATTGGACTATTAAAATATGGGACTCTTCAGAAAGCAACTCTTCAGAATTTATTGCATTAACTTCAGGAACTCTCAATACTGGAATTCCTCATGGAATAACAAGAAAAAATATTAAACAAGTAGATGTCTTTATCCCAAATGTTGGTGGAATAATTGCTTTAAGACAATCTTTTGATGCAATATCTCACGAACTTTGCCATATGATAGTATCTATCTTAGTTGATATCAAAGTCCTTCCCCCTAGATGGGTTAGAAACTATCAAGATAAACTAATGAGACCTGGAACTTCTGGAAACACTGAAACTGTAATAGTACATGATCGAGATTATGAAGATTCCAATGGTATTAGACCTAGAAAAAGATTTTATCGAAAAAACTTTAAATACCAAGGAAAAAATATAGGGCCTGTTGAATTAGTTGGTATAGACATTACTGATCTAATCAATAAAACCGAAATCATTTAGTTTTCCTCAATTTTTCCCATAAATCCCTACTAATTCTATAATTTTTATAATATTTGCCCTGTTTTTCCCACTATATACCTATTCTTTAATATCCCGTTCCCAGTGGCTTTATAGGCAATGTTAACCTTTAATAATTATGAATGTACAGTGCCTGAGAGAGGTACATACATGGTTAGAGTTTCATTGGAACGACGAACTTTATCGACAATGCTCTAAACCTGATTGCCAAAAATCTGAAAAGTTTATCAACGACAAATGGACAAAAGCAGAAAAAGGAGTTTTAACTAATGCAACAACGGAAAACTAAACACGCAATTATCTCTTGCGAATTATGTTCCATTGACGGTATTGAAGATTATGAGTTAAAATACTTTAAAAGAGAAATGGGATTGAAGGAAGTAATTTCTCAATTACAGTCTCATGGATACAAAGTTTATAGTACTAATTGGTATAACCATTTAAGATATCATGTAAAACCAGAATATCATGCAATTATAGCTCAAAATGGAGCTGTATTAGCAAATGAATTTATTGACAAAACTGAAGAATGTATAACAGCCATTGAAACTATTCAATCTGAAATTGATAGTCTAAAACCTGAACTAGCTACCAAGGATCCTAGCATAATTAAAGCTTGGACAGGGTTACTAGCAGAATCTCGCCATTGGTTAGAAGTCTTAGCAAAACTACAAGGTGAATTTAAAAACATTGCTAAAATCCAGGTAGATAACATCCATGTTGAATATAACAATGTAGTGGATACAGTAATTCAAGAAGCTTGTCCCGCTTGTAAATTAAAATTTGCTGATAAACTATCTCAAAAAGTAATAAAAAACATTACTCCAATTAATGATAACACGCCTAGTTCCTAGTTGTAATCCCAAAGATTGGGAAGATTTATCGCTAGGAGAAAAATTAACATTACAATTAAAAGCTTCAATAGATCCTGTGTTCTTTTGGGAACATCCTTTATTAGGAAATCTTAAACTCTGGGAATCACAAAAGGATATCCTAAAAGAGTTCTATCAAATAGATTCTAAAACTAATAAACGATTAAAAAGTGAATTAATCTTTGTTTCTGGTAGGCGAGGAGGAAAAACTACAATTGCAGCCTTGATAGGTCTTTATGAAGCTGCAAAGTTATTAATGTTAAAAGATCCTCAAAAATTCTATCATCTATCGCCTAATGCAGAGATTTTCTGTATCAATGTAGCACCTAGTGAAGATCAAGCACTAGATACTGTTTTTAAAAGGGCTAAAGAACTTTTAACAAATTCTCCATTTTTCTGTTCACAAAACCCTGGTGTAACATATAACACTGTCAAATTCCCTAAAAATATCACCTTTAAAGCCTTAGGTTCCTCAGTTGCTTCTGGCGTAGGTAGAACAGTAAAGGTCTTTGTAGCAGATGAGGTATCCTCTTTTAAAGACAGTGAAAAGCATTCTCCTGAAGAAATCTACTTTAAATTAGCAAATTCCACAGCAAACTTTAAAGGATGGAATGAAGATATTCGAGTAGCTATTTCCTCAATAGCTAGTGCAGGAGATTTTATCTCTTCTCTTTATAAACAAGCTGTAACAGAAAACTGGCACTGGGCTTTACCAGTATGGAAGAAAACTTGGGAATTAAATCCTGATCTTCCTTTAGAGGTTTTAGAAGAAGAGAGAAAAAGACACCCTGAAATTTTTGATAGAGATTATGGAGCTGAAGAAGGAGTTGACACAAAAACCTTTTTCAATGAAATCAAACTAGATGATTTAAAGAAAAGATCAATAAAAGTTATAAATTGTTTTATTGGAGAACCTCCAACCAACAAAGCTGATAGAAAGTTAGGATTTACTCCTTCTATAGATAAAAGTCGTATAGATCTAAGACTCTATCCAGATGCAATAGAATTCTATATAACAACCGATCCTTCCATTAAAAACGATGCTTATGGATTATCAGTTGGTTACAAATCAACTAATGATGATATTAGGATAATTGGTTCTACTGTGTTTGTAGCTCCAAAAGACGAGGAAATTAATCTCCGAGAGGTTATTGATATAGTAAAACCTTTAATTGAGGCTCTTCCTGTCAGGGCTCACATTTTTGATGCTTATATGCATAATGAAATTAACAATTTAATGAGAGAAAACAACATAGAAACAATTCAACACACTTTAAACCTCAACGATTGGATTCTACTAAGGAACGACTTTACTCAAGGAACCACAGAGATTCCTTATGGGGACCTCTTATTTAAAGAACTGGAAGAACTCTTATTAATTAGAGGTCAGAAAGTAGATCATCCTTCTACAGGTTCAAAAGACCAAGCTGACTCGGTTGCACAAATGGTATCATTTATTCGAAGAGAAAACGAAGAACTAAGGAAATCGCCTTCAAATGTTCCTATTCATCACTTAGCATCTTGGAGGTAATTTAAATGGGTTTTTTAGATTTATTTAAAAGAAAACAACTAGAGAGTGCTAGTAGCCAAGCTTCTTCTACAACTGGTACTGAACGTTATGATTTAAGAGAAGCTATAGTAGATCCTTTAGTAATAGCACCTGCTTCTATAATTGGTGGAACCTTACAAGAAATTGCTAATTTAAGGGTTAATGAAAATCGTTACCTCTTAGCAGATAGACTTTATTGGGATGATGAAAGACTCTTCTCAGCCGTCTCCTTAATTGCTTTAATGGTACAAAAATCAGTTGGAGATCCTAGTATTCAAAACCAAGATAAAACTTTAACAAATGAAGAAGAAAATGCCGTAGAAGAAGCAACAAATTGGTATAAAGCTATGGATATTCCAGCATTATATCACGATTATACTGTAGATCTTTGGAAATATGGTGATGCTGTAGATGTTATCAAATTTAATGGTTCACAAGGAATTACAGGTTTAGAACCTCTACCAATGCATTCTATAACTGCAGTTGAAACCAGAGACCAAATAGGTAGTTCTCCTTCAATATCTTTTAAAGACAGAGCTCAATTAATTTCAAAACCTCAATTCTATGTAATAGATGAAAATTACTCTATTAATGATTTAGCAACTAGAGTTATAAGAAAAGATAGAATTTTACATATTAGTTTCCATAATCGTCGTTCAATGATTAGGGATAATCTAAAAAGATGGACTTTAAACACTTGGTCTATGGCCCCAATCAATAGTCTTTTTGGTATTATTGCATGGAAACAACATTTAATTAGAAATGATATGCTATGGAGAAATAGAGCTTTACCAAGAGAATGGCATAAATTAAACTTAAACATGTTTGATCCTTCTAGATACAAAGGAACTTATTCAGAAAAATTAACAGCTGCAAAGGCTGATGCTAAACAAGCAATTGAAGATTATAATGAAACAAATGCTAAGAGAGAAGCCGATCAAGGTTTCACTACTGGTAGTAATGTTGAAATCACTTGGATAGAACCAAAAACATCTACTTATGCAGATCCTCTTCCAATAATCGACCAAATTAATAGCCTTTTAGGTGGTCCATCAGGAACTCCTTCAGCATTAATGGGTGGAGAATCTAAAGGATTTACTTCCCTAGTACATGCTTCTAGTTTCCTAGCCTTAAGAGCTGAAATATATGCCTCTGTTATTCAAAAGAAATTAGAAGAATTAATGAAAAGGCATATTAGAATAGTTCGTCCAGGAATAGATGATGCCGTTGTAAATAGATTATTTATTAAAAACAGATTAATCCTTGATAGAGATAGAACAGAATTAGCAAAAATAATATCAGTCCTTGTAGGAGCTAAGGTGTTTACTCCTTCAGAAATCAGAGCTATTTGGGGATTAGATCCTTTAACTGAACACCAATTTGAAGAATTAATTGATTGGTTAGATAACACACAATCCAAAGGATTTGGAAATTCTCCACGATCTGTATCTGATGATCTCTTAGGAAGGGACCAAGCTAGTCCTACTGGAGGAATGCAAACTCAAGGTAAAAGAGAAAGGGAGATAAATTCTAGAGGAGATAGAATAAAAGGACAACTATTATAATGGAAGAAGAATTAAAATTTTCACATGAAATAGAAGTAGCTTTATCATTACAAGCAGATGTTGACCAAGACTGTGTTAGAAAAGTGTTACATGAAAAAAGAAAGAAAGGTCATAAAATTGACAAGCAAGCTATAGCAATTGCTATTAATGAATGTAAATCAAAAATGTCAAAGAACTCTTTAATAGGAATCCCAATGATTATTGCAGGAAACTATCGTCCTACTCCACAGCAAAGATTATTCGATCAACAATATTGCAGTTATACATCCATATCACCTTTCGAAAGGAATTGTGGTAATTGTATGCACTACATTCAAGGTGATAACTTTTCAGATAACACTTGTCAAATAGTTGAGGCTAATCCTCAAAGAATACTTCCAGAAGGACACTGTCGTTTTTGGCGTTCTTCTTATGAGCTTTCAGGATTTATCACTTCTCCTATAGAAATGGATGATTCGCTTCCAGAAGATATCAAAATGTCCCTTAATGGTAAAGATGTAGAAGACGAGGAAGAAACCAATGATAATTAAAGACCAAACTAAAAAAGAATTACCTTATATAATCCATAAATTCACAGATAAAGAATCTACTAGTTATTATCAACTATCAATTCTCTCCAGTGATGATGAAGCAGAGTTTTGGGAGTTTAAAATACCAGAAAATTCTTCACAAATAGAAATATTAGATGCTCCTACCGTAACTAGGTTATTTGGTCTCAAATCCGAAGACACTAGAGATCTTAAATGGTTTTCCTTTGAAGGAGATACTAAAAACGATGAAAAATATGAAATAATTGACCAAGGAAAATTAATAGTAGGTCAACAAACCAGCAAGTTTAGTGAATTATTCTTTAATGGTAATCTCCTACATGACCGTTGGATATTAAGAAGATTACCTAATATATTCGATAACTCTTATCTAGGAGAAAGCAAAGAAATAACCTTACTATGGAAACCTTCTAGACAAAAATCTTTTAATAGTTGCTTGGATGGAACTGTCCCTTATAATAATATTAAATGTGCATGTGCTGTTACAGATCTATCATCCAGTTTTGCTGAATTATCTACCCAAGAAGGAACAGAATTAACTTCCTCTTTCAACGGAGAAGCTATTATAGATGAAACAAGCCAGACTTTTGAAGGTACTGCTGCTGCAGTAGGCACTGTTATTGATATGTATGGTACCAAATATGTCTATACTCCAGAGTTTATAACCCATCTTTACAATGAACAAAAATCTCTCCTGGAATCAGGAGATGAAACTCTTTTAAACACAGAACATGATCTCTTCGGTGCAACAATTGATGGAAAGGTCACTGGTGTCACTCTGCGCCACGAGCCAATAAAACATCTTTATGTAAATGGTATATATAATGGCCCTATCACTCTCTCAGAGGGTGAGATTGGATTATCTTATGAAGTCAAACTACGATCAGTTTGGTCAAAAGAATTCCAGGCATGGGTACCATTTAATGCTAAAATTAGCAAATTATCCGTCGTAAGACGTCCTGCATGTAAAATTTGTTGGATAAACAAATTAAAACAATGACAAAACAAACAACTCCCGATCAGAAAGAGAACTTTGATGGTCTCAAACCTGACGAATTAAAAGAGAAGTTTACTTTGTTTCGTGAAGCCGCAGAAAAATCAGGAATAGACCTAGCAAAAGAACTAGGCGTAAAGACTGAAACTACAACTGAAACATCAAAAAAATTGGATGAATCATCTATTAGTAAATTCAAAGACATGTATGCTTTTTCCAGAAAAGTATTAGAGGAAAATGGTATCAAAACAGATGAGACTAAAATCGATCCTGTAGATGCTAAATTCGCTGAATATACTAAAACAATTGATGAAAAGCTTGAAAGACAAGCAGAAGCCAAATTTGGTGATCAAGTGAAAAACGTTACAAGCATCGACAAAGACTTTCCAATTGACTCAATAAAGACCCTAGATATCCCTTGGGATAAAAAGGTTCAAGTAATGAATGCAATGGTAGATGTTGCTACTAAAACTCAAAAATCTATCTCTAAACTTAGAGAAGAACTTGATAATGCAACAAAAGGTCTTGAAGACGCAAAGAAATATGCTCCAGCTCCTAAAGAGACTGGTAAGACTGGAAAGGATAAAATCCTTGACGCTATTTCAAAACACAGTGAGTTATCAGATTTAAAACTTCCTGCAACTATAACAAGTGGTAACTAAATATGACTGACGGCGGAGGTAGAGCACGTGAACCAGGCGAAATGTGGAATATGCGACTTAAAAATGCAACTTCCCTTGACGATGGTGGTTATGTGCTAACTTACGTATCAGAATCTTCAGTTGTCAAAGTTGATAAATGCGGATCAACCGATCTACCAAAGTGTGTTAACTATAGATCAACTCGTGATCCTCACGATTTGAATTTCCCATCAACTACGGATCTTACAGGTACCCAAATAGGTACTAAAGGAATCCCTGTGTTTGCAGATGGTTGGGCTAGACTATTAGTCAAGGTCAACAACAGTGCAATTACTAGAGGAGATCCTCTCTATGTAGATGCCGCGGGTGGTAAAGTTAACAAATACTCTAAAACTACAATTCCAAACACTACAGTTACAGATGCTAGTAACGAACTAGAAGCTAGATTTAAAGAACTGGCAAGAATAGTAGGAATTGCAGAGGAAGACGTGGCTGTAGGTACAACTTCCGCCGCTGGTGCGACAAAAGTGCTCACCAGATTGACGATAGGAAGAGTACAATACCTTTAGGTGTAAAATAATCATGAAATTCTATGATGGCCTTAACGGAGGCGTTCCGTATGCAACCCTAGATGAACTAGCTACATATTCCCCAGAGCAAATATCAAAACTTGGAGAAGCTACTTTTGATGAGATTGTCTTATTGACAATCACTAGAGAAAAGATTTACCAGGAATCGGCTTTAATAGCTGCAACCGGTGATGTAATAGTCACTCGCGCAATGGATTCCATTGAAGCACAAATCTTTGCTCCAGGCGACGATGCTGTCAACACACAGTATCCAGTTCCTGCTGAAAATGTAGCTCAGGTAGAAAGAGCAAAACCTGTTACTTACAATATCAAGAAAGTTGATCTTCAACTAGCTGAAACTCGTTACTTTATTTCTAACGATGCAAAGCTAAGAGGAGCATCAGACTGGTTAGAAGCAGATAGCGCAAGACGCGCTGCAGAAAATCTGGCAGCTGAAAGAGATAAACATGTCCTTGAAGGACTTGTGGATCAAGCAGATGATAACAACGATGTTGCTGCAACTGCAACTTGGTCTTCAGCCTCAGCAACTCCAGAAGATGATGTAGCAAAAGCAATTGCAAATATTGTGAAAAATTCCAATATTCCAGCTTCCCAATTGAACAAGCCAACAGCATTTGCCTTAATTATTCCTGCTCAAGCATTTGTAGGTGTCACGAAACTAAAACTAATTAGGAACATCACCCAACCAATTCAAGACTTTTTGCAAACAGAATATAAAGTAAAGATTGTATTGACTAGACAGCCTTATAATCATACTTCATGGCCTGTTGACACAGAAGCATTGGTGGTTCCATATCAGGATCCTACAATAGGATTCTTGGCAACCTTTAACGGTGGTGGAATTATTCCAGCTCAAGAGAAATGGAAGATTCCTCGTGGTGAAGACATCTTTATTCGACAGTGGTTCAGATACATCGATATTCCGCAACCATTCGATGGTACGGAAACTCAAAACCGTAGAATCGCTACAATTACAGGCGTAGCTTCTTAAAAGCTATACCTTGATATTTTACGATATCTACACTTCAAATTTTTTTATCCCAGAAGAAATGTCTCCTTTTATCAAAAAACAAATATATCGATATGTAGGAAATTTTGGAGTATCATTTTTTGCTCCATTAACTTCAACTAACGTTGCTAATTCGCTTTTAGAATATTCATTAACCCTTTATGACACTGTTATTATATCTGCAATTTCCAGTTGTTTCACAATTGGTATGCTAATCTCAAGAGATTTCAAAGAAAAAGGTGAAAGAAAAAAATATGATTAAAAAGAAATCCTGCGGCTGGTTAAAAAAACTAGAATATTATTGTACTCCTTTTGGGCAAGATCCAGAAATTCAACTAACTAAGGAGTAATTCTTATGACTGTAACGGTACAATCAGTTAGAGATTTATTAGATGTTGTTCCTAGTAAACACGTTACAGATACAGTTGTTCAAGCTAATATAGATAGAGCTAAAAGAGTAATAGATAATGTTAAAGATCCTCTAGCTGTAACAGCTGAAGTAGATGATGCTACTAGAGCTTTTGCTGTTTGGTTAACCTATGGTTCTTATAGTGAAGGTATTTCTCAAGACCTTGGAAATATTCCTGTTGCACTTAAAGAGAAGATGGATCATTTTCGCAAAGTTGCTGAATTCTTTATCAACCGAATTTCTCGTGAAGCTGTAGACCTTAACGTTGAAGATATCTCTGAACAAACTTTAATAGGATTGCCTCCTGATATATCTGCCTTAACTACTTCTGAAGGCTATATTCAAGAATCTTAATGGCCGATCCATATATTTTTGATTTACGAGTAAATCCTAAAGATTTTGCAGATAAAATTGGTGAAATAAGGAGATACTATAGCGTTGCTACTAGAAAATTAATAGATGGCACAGCTGAATATACTAAACAAATTATCCAATTAAATACTCCTGTTAAAACAGGGACAACTAGAAATTCTATCCAAATCTTTAGAAAAGAAACTAAAGATGGAAAAACTGATTTAAGATCTATGATTACTGTAGGATCTAGATATCCAGTATTCCATTATCTTGATCAAGGAACTGAGCGTTCTCGTGGTAGATTTGTTCCTAAAATAAGCAAAAGACTAGTTAATCCAAAAAACCCAGCATTTGGTTTTCACCCTGGTATTAGAGCAAGAAACATCCTTCGTAATACAAGGAAAGCTGTAGAACAGGAACTTGGTATTAAAGTTGAATTAATGTTAATTGATTGGACTAATGTCTGGACAACTAAACTACCTCCAAGAGGACCATTATAATTTATGCCTGGATTAGCTGGTAAATGGACAGCAATTCTCGATCAAATAGAAACTGATACAAAGACCATCACAGAACTTTCAGATGATGGTTCTAGATCCAAGGTTCATATGTGGAGAGCTAAACCTGCTTTTATTGAAGGAGAATATGAAGCTACAATTGTTCCTGGTTCAATGACTTCAGATGAAGGAGTAACTTCAAAAACAACCTTTAATAATTTTCTCATAGCAATAGACCTTCTCTATTATTCAAATTCCACAGATACTTTTAAATCCGGCATACAAAATGCCCTTGCTGTGGCCGAGAAGGTTTATGATAAATTCCATCTTAAAACTATTAGTGGCACTGTCAGAATAGCTCGATGTCGAATTATTACTGGCGAGGGCCTGCTATCAGAAAGAAATATAGACGCTATTCCCGTAAGGGTCGAGATTAATGCGCAAGTCTCAATAACACAATCATAATTAGGTGAATAAAAAAATATGACCGACCGATATATGCTGTTTGAAAAGAAAACAACCTTTACAGACGAGTCATTTGGTTCGTTCGGAGCAAATTCTCATGCACTAGATGTTGGTGGAGATGATATTAGTGGTGATCATCAATACATTTATCCATTAACAACCTCTGATAGGGTTAAAAGAAGTAAAATTCAAGGACCACAGAAATTCACTGGATCAATAAGTGTTCCATTGTTTCCTGTTGGAGCTGCGAGTTTAGTTTATTATGCATTAGGTACTGTTACTACAACTTTAGGAACCCCAAACACTGATGTAAATCAACATGTTATTACAAAAGCCAAGACAATTCCATTCTTCAGGGCTGAATTTGGAAGAGATGTCAAAGCTCATAGATATGTTGGTGGAATTGTAAATACTATGACATTAGATTACAATCCAGCTGAACTTTTAATGGCTTCCTTTGATGTTGTATTTAGAAAAGAATTATCTATGGGTACCTTATCTTCAGTTACATTCCCAGAGTTCAATTCTGTGGAAAGACCTTTAGGAGGAACAGAAGTTTCTGCAACCTTTGGTGGTTCGTCAGCTACTTTTGTAGAATCCATGTCAATTACGTGTGAGAATAATGTTGAAGAAGATTCTTTTGCTTTAGGTAGCAAATATCTTCCAGCTGGTATTATAGCCATGCTTGATGTTACTGGTTCAATGGATCTACGATATGATGTAGAAACTAGATATCAAGATTGGTTAGATGGTACAGATAAACAAGTTGTACTAGAAGGTTCATATGGTTCTGGTGAAGCTTATAGAAAAATTAAAGTAGATCTTCCAGATATTGCATATGATACAAATAACTTACCAGTAGACAACTACGAACGATTAGTACAAACAATTGACTTTACAGCCCAAAGGGATTCAAACGGTGATCCAATACTTGTGACAATAGTTAATGAAAAAACTAATGCACAATTTACTGGATAAAGAGGTTTAATGACAAATCCAAAAGTATCACAGCTTCGAAAAAAATCACAAACAAGCTTTGACCTTGAGGAAGACGGTGTAGGAAAGGTAACTTGGCTTATAAGACCAATACCTACCTATGATCTTTTATCTAATTTAGATAAATTTTCTTCAATGCCAAAGAATGTACATGACATAAAATCTGATGACCTTTCAGACGAGGATGCAAAGTATCTTAAAGAACAAATACTCCCTTTAATTGACATCCTCCTACCTGCTTGCACAATAGATCCTCCTGTAACCATAGACAATAATGATCCTAGATTACTAACTGGTGAAGCAATTCACATTAGAGATCTAAGTTACAATACTGTTCTAGCGATTTTTAACAAAATAACAGAAATTACAGGAATGACTAGAGAAGCAGAAGAAGCTCGAAAAAAATTGCAGAGTCAAAATTCGGCAAATCCTTAGCACAGCTCTGTCAGGCAGTGCCCTGTGCATTTCCTCATGAAATTTTAGGGTTCGAAAGAGATTCTGCTGAAGGCATTCTTCTTTCTATAGCAATGCTTTCTGAATCAAATCGCGAAGTCGAATCTTTGGCAAGATCTAACAAAGGGAAACAGGCACAAAGATATTCTAAAATGTATGCAACCAATCCTCAATATAGACAACACTCTCACTAACAACTTCTTTTTTCTTTCCTTATTTTAAAATATAAACAAAAAATATGCCAAGAACTGATGTAACTTTTAATATTCACCTGTCTTCAACAGGCTTTGAAAATATAGACGCAGTTACTAAAAAAGTAAAGGCTGATATTAATGATATTAAAGGTGCCTTTAAAGGTACTAATAATAACCTTAAAAAAGTCAATGTTACTTTAAGAGATACTGATGAAGTAGCTAAAAAACATATAAAATCCCTAGGCTTTATGGCCTTCCAATGGGGTTTTATTGCTAACAGGGCTAGAGATGCTCTAAGATCAGTTAGTAGGATAGTTCAAAGCACTGTATCAGAGGCTGCTGGAGCACAAGATGCTATGGTTAGAGCAGTTATTGCTTCAGGATTAGATTTAACATCCACTAGCGAGAAAACTGCTGTAGCTATACAGTATATGAACGATGCTATGTTAACACTAGGATCGGGTAGAACTATGTTCAATATTGCTGAAGTTGCTACAGTTACCAAAGAAGTAGGCAAAGCAGTTAAATTTGTAGGCACTGAATTAGAAATAGCTCAACAAACAATGGGTGCTGTTACACAAGTTCTTAACTTGATGGCAATTGAAGAAATTAACGCAGCAGATGCAGCTCAGAACATTGTCAAAGTTTCAAAAATGTTTAATCGTTCTTATGAAGATGTTGCTGATGTTCTAGTTAATGTAAACAGACAATCAACAGCTGAAATACAAAATTTGATCATTTCCTTTGGTGCAGCAGGACAACAAGCCATACTAATGGGATTAACCTTAGAAGAAACAGGAGCAATGGTAGGTCTTGTTAGTGATATTATTGGTCAACAAGGTGGTAGGGCTGGTTTAGCTCTAGGTCAAGCATTTAGAGATCTTAGAGACCCAGTAGTAGCTTTAAGTACATCAATGAAAGCTATGGGTGTTGAGATTTTTGATTCTACAGGAAAAGTTAGGAATTTTGGACAAGTTTTAAAAGAATTTAAAACAGCTATAGTAAAAATTAAAAAACAACATGGTGAATTGGGTGTATCAGCCTTTGTAAAATCACTAAAAATGGATGCTAATGCTGAAAGAGCCTTCTTAGCTTTAATTAATAACATTGAGATTTTAGATGAATTAATAGAAGGAGCTTCTCAAAAAGGAACTGCTAAAAAACAAGCAGAGGTGATAACTGAAAAATCTTTAGTTGCTCTAATAAAGAGAATGGCCGGTAGTATCCAATCTCTGAAACTAGCATTTACTATGGGATTAGCTCCAGTAATACAAGAATTACAAGCAATATTACAATCCCTAGCTGAAGATAAGGAAGTACAAGAATTCTTTTTCACTTTAGGAGAAATTTTAAAAGAGGATTTACTTCCAATACTTAAAGAAGGAGGAAAATTTCTTAAAGCAATAATGAAGGTTTTGACAAAAAACAAACCTTTATTAAAATTTGTTGTTTCAGCTATTTTATTAATAGTAGGAGCATTAGCAGGATTAGCAATTATAGGACAATTCATCGTTCCAATGTTGGTAATGGGTGCAGCTTTGCAATTCTTTGGACTTACTGCTATGCTTGCCGGAACCGCAACTATATTACTTGTTGGTGGCCTTGCTGCCATAGCCGTTGTTTCAGGATTTATAATAGGTTGGGAACTAGCAAAATGGACACATGAGGTATGGGAAGAAAATGTCGCATTAAGAGATGCGGTAACTCATTTGGAAATTGCTTGGTGGTCATTAATCGAAGGACCTTTTACTAAATGGAATGAAGAGGTTGCTAAATCGCATGAGGAAGGTCTTAAAAACATGATTGATGGTTGGACTAAATTTTGGGAAGAGGATTTTCCTACGTGGTTAGAAGAAGCCGATATGAATTGGAGAAGTTGGATTAATGATTTAATTATTGGTTATGCTGAATTTAAAATCAAATCAGCAGAATCTTGGGAAAAATTTAAATTAGACGTTAATGATGCCGTAGTTCATGCTGGTATATGGCTTAATAAATTTTTCAAGAAAGATGTTCCTAAATTTTTCACTGAGGATCTTCCTAAAGCTATTACAGACGCCTGGAACACTATTGTTAATGGCGGGAAAATAATAGGATCTGCAATTTGGACAGGAATTAAAGCTATGGCAGATGATTTATGGGATATCATAGAAATAATAGACGAGGCTATTGGATTTTCTGATTTTGTTGCGAAAGGAGAAGAATGGGGAAAGGGATTAGCGGAGGGTATTGAAAAATGGTTTAAAGAACACTTTACCATAGCAGCCTTATTGGGTGGATTAGCTAGTCTTATCCCTTCAATGCAACCTGCTTATGCAGAAGCTGGTGACCTTACAGGAATGATACAATCCGAGGAATTACAAGCAAGGATAACACTTTTATCTGAAATGATCGACCTTCTAAATAACAGTTTCTTAACTTTATTGACTAGCACAGATACGTTAACTTACCTAATTAATACGTTATCTTTAACATCTACAACCTTTAATGGAAGGTTAACGGTAGTCAATGCAACTTCTACGACCTTTATATCTTCGTTAACAAGATTAATAGCAAAGTTAAATCACACAAGCACCCTCCTATATATCATGCAAGTCCAAATCATAGGAGTTAATGAAAGATTAATAAAAGTTCAAAGTGCTGCAGACGAATTAGCTAATGCAATGAGATCATTAGCGGCTAGAGCAAGATCTACTACCTTTTCCAAAAGTCGTGGAATAAGTGGATTCGCCAGCGGTGGTGTTATAACAGCTCCTACACTAGGATTAGTGGGAGAAGCTGGTCCTGAAGCAATTATTCCTCTAGATAGACTATCAGGAATAATGAACAACCTTAAAGGAGGAAACACTTCTACTGTAGTTAATGATATTAATATCACTATAGAAGGTAATGCATCTGAAGGAACCGTGGATGATTTAATAGACCGACTGTCTTCTTTATTAGGAGACAGCATCCGAGGTAAATCAATGAAGAGGTTAGCAAGATAAAATGCCTAATTATACATGGCAATTACATGGTATAACTTTTCCAATCCCTCCAGAATCTATTAAATGGAAAGTTGCCAGGAAACAGCAAGTAGATAAAGTATTAAAGAACTTCCCTTTTGTTATAGATACAGGTCCTGAAACCTTTGTACTACAAATAACTGGAAAGATTTGGCCATTATCTGCAGCTTATGCCTTGAAACAACTTTGTAAGAACCCTGACCAACCAACAGTAATATTTGCAACAACTGATCCAGATTTTGATATTATTTATAGTGGAACATATGCCTTAGATAGTGCAGAATCTGGTGTAGATGGACCTCAATATGTTAACCATAATGGATCAGATACGGTAGCATTTGATTATAACATAGAACTAATACAATTTGCAAATAAAGGAGATTTACAAGATGGTGATTCGGGAGATTTGGAATTAGATGAAGATGGTGTTGGATTTGGTAGTCTTAATGGCATCGCAGGTAATGTATCCTTTGGAGATCCTTTATTGGATTTCTTCTTTGACTTTTTATTAACTTAACATGGCTAGATTTTCAATATCTCCTCCAGTAGCAGCTGAAAAATTCAGTCCTTTAGCAAAGGTCTATGATAGAACCTCTCAAGATGGAAGTATTCCAATTATTAACTATCTTTTAGGTAGTCAATATAATGTTACAATGGGAGGAGAGTTAAACATTACTTCTTCAGGAAACATTACAAATGATTCTGTTGATGTTGCTTCTGGTAAACTGGAAGTTAAATTAGAATCTGTTGATGGTACTGAAGTTACAAAAATCGGTACATATGCTACTTTTAGTTATCTCTATCCAGGAATAACTGTATACGGTCATATGGAATTACAAGATGCATCTTTATCTTCTGGAACAGAAAAACTACGATATGTTTTCGAAGATTTAGCAACTAGTGATAAGATTATCATAGAACTTTCAGCCGGCGCAAGCAATAACATTTTAAAATTAATTGAAGAAGTAGATGACGTTGAAACAACTTTAGCAACTCAGAATATATCTGCTACAAAGACAGAAGTAATATTTCAATTAGATTATCTTAAAGATGGTGTAACAAAATTATATTACAGAGAAATGACAGGAATGGATGATAAAACAAGGATTTTCAATGGAACTATTACTGCTAATGTAGCTGAAGTTAAATTATTTATTAAAGGAATTTCAGATAAAACTTCTTTAAAAACTTTGAAAAGTGATTTTGTATGGATATTCTATCCTAACATTTTCATTTCATATGATGTCGATCTAGATAATCGTTTAAATGGTAACATCAAAGTATGGGACACAGAAAATGAAGCAGATGAAGCAGATTGGACAAGAGTGTATTCTTCTGATCATGAATTCGTTGGAGAGAGAGTAATAGAAAATGGATTAATTAGAGCAGAAATAAATACCTCTCCCGGAGTAGAAATCTTTGGATGGGATGGAATCGCATGGGAATCCACAGGAACTATTAAACCAATTGCTTCAAATAGTGACCTAGGAGTTACTTTACATGATGTTGTTTTCGAACGCTTTAATGATTCACAATGTAAATTTATAGTAAAATATGGTATTGTAGATCATACAATTGATATGAGAAGAGGAAATCCTTACGTTAGAGTGGTTTGTAACACAAAGAAATTTAAAATAGCTACTTCTAAACAAAGGTTTGCCCTTAGTACAAAAAACACTACAACTGATATTCCCGATTTTAACCAGAAAAACACCGATGATGCCAATAGAGGCAACCCTGCTAATCTTTCCCCAGTAGTTAATCCTTTCACTTTTACTGATGATAGTAATGCTACTACTGGTCTAGATCTTATAAACGATAATTGGTTTGGATGGTATGATGTAGTAGCAAATGACACTATAGGATGGTTAGGAATAGTAGAAAATCCAACAGGACTAGTCGTAACAGCTGTAGATGCCACCACTTTACAAGATATGATATGGACTTTTGAAGATGATGCAATAGTTTCTGTAGGAACATTGGCCTCTAAACCGACAACTGTCATCAATGGCATTCCAAAGCCCTTTAATATTGGAGATGTAGATACTTATGTTAAATGGAGAGCAAATGAGTCTATTTTCTCCTGTGATCAAAAAATGTTCCTTAAAAAGAAAAGATAAACTATGGCTGTTCCTGAATTAAGATTATCTGGTGGATCTTCCAATAATGATCCTAAGGGATCTTTAGGAGGAATAATGTCTTCTACAGCTGTAACAGATAATACCCTTGAAAATGCTTTTGACAATATTACTAGATCCGAAGCTTTAACAGGTAAAACAGAATATCGTTGTTTTTACGTTTACAATCCTTCAGGTAGCCCTATCAACGGAGTAACAATAGAAATTACTACCAATCCTGTTTTAACTGAAATATCCGGTGCTTTAGATACTGTAGGGAAAGGAGATGGATCAACTTCTGGTGTAGCACAATCTATCGCCACAGAAGATACTACTCCTTCAGGATTAAAATTCTTTTCAGAAGATGCTGATTCTCCAGACGGTCCTTATGATACAGTAGTCCTTCCAATAGGCTTGTTAAAAGCAGGAGAAGGTGTTCCATTTTGGTTGAAAAGAGTAACTGAACAAGGAGCTCAACAAGTATTATCAATTTCATTTAAAATTACTTATTACACAGACACCTTACCATCAGAAGATGTCATAGATGGAGGTGCTATTGGTGAAATTATTAGTGCTCCAGTTGTACAAGCCACTGGAACTTTTGAAGTGGGTACCGCCAGGGTAGGTTTTGGAGATATTGGATGAAATTAGATAATTTAATCTGCTATCAAAAAATAGGAGATATTGCATTACAAATACAAGGATTACAAGAACATCTAAAACAATTACACTCAGAATTACCTTCCGATATTAAAGTTATAGGATTAAAACCTGAAAATAGTGATGAAACATATCCTATGGATTATCTGATAGATTTCCATTATAAAAGGATATCCCTTTTGGAACAAATTGTCCATCAGGAGATAAATGAAACCTTAAAGATAAGAAATGAGTATTACAAGTCCCTCTGTCTATCTTGTAAAGGTAATTACCTAACAAGAAGTTGTGGACCTTGTAAAAAAGATTATGAATCATGGTGTTTCATAGAACTAATTGATTTAACAGTGAGAGAAGATGGCCCTAGATAAATGGAGTACTGGAGATACAATTACAGCCCTTTTAATCAATAAAAGAGGAATTCGTAGAGGTACTACTTCTGAAATAGATTCCGAAGCAGATGCTAATATGACTGTAGGAGATCTATTATATGACACTACTTTAGGAAAATATAAATTTATTAAAGTAGTTAATCCTAGAGAATATACTTTCTTAGAAGTTAGAGGATTACAAGATTTATGGATATCTGCAGGAGCATTTATGAAATCGTCTACAGATTCAACAACGTTTGAAGAAAAAGAAACTTCAACAAATCAATTAAATTGGCATGGTCATAAAATGCCTGATGCAACCACCTCTAATATGTGGGCACAATGGAAACCTATGAGAAATATTGATTATTCTTCTACTATTAAAGTTTCAGTTTACTGGACTTGTGCAGCTGGATCAGCTGATGCAAAATTCTTCATTGCTGCAGTAGCTATCGGCAACGACGATGCTTTAGATGCTGCTTTAGGAACAGCTCAATCGGTTACAGACACTGTTACATCAGTAAACGATCTAATGGAAACAGCTCAGACTTCTGCTATAACACCAGGAGGATCTCCTCAATCAGGCGATATCTATTTTATTAGAGTTCGCAGAGTTCCTTCAGATACTTCTGATACCTTAGGCCAAGATTTATGGGTTTTAGGTATTTCAGTCGAATTTACATTACTAAAGGCTGTAGCAGTCTAATAGTAATAATTATTACTAATTGAATACTTCTCTTCTTCAACAATCTGCAAAACAGATTGCTAAAAGTAATGATCCTATAAGAAATACTGCCATTAGTGAATACTCTTTTGGAAAATATTGTACTAATTATATTAAAAACGGGTTAAGAAATTTCACTAGAGAAGCTAAACAAAATTTCGCTAAATTTATATCTCCTGATTATTCTAGATTTAATAGCTTTGCAGATCCTATGATGATGTTTACTTCTATGCATCGTGGAGCAGGAGATATAGGTGGATGGAAAGAATTAGGAAGAACAAGTGCAGTAAGCAGTCCATCAAATATTGATGTGACAGGATTATCAGATAAAAGATTATTAAACGTATTAGTATATCATGTTCCTAGCGTAAAGGCTCGGTCAAATTTTGGTTTTAATGATGATAGTGGAACTAATTTTTGTGGTCGATTTAGTCGAAATGGTGGGGCAGATGCTACATCAACGTCAGTAACTAAATTTAATTATACGGATGCTGACTGGAATACTTCGCCAACATTCTATAATTTTTATGTTGCAAATTATTCATCAAAAGAAAAATTAGTTTGTGGTGGTGAGGCTTGTAATCAAAACACAGCAGGTGCAGGCAACGCACCAAATAGAGCAGAAGGAGTTGCTAAATGGGCTAATACATCTGCTGCAATAAACAGAGTTGATGTAAGACCAAATGCAGGGACTTATGAATCTGGAAGTGAGGCAATAGTTCTAGGATTAGATTCAGCAGATACTCACACAGATAATTTCTGGGGACAGTTGTTTGCTCCTAACGAACTAAGTGGTGCAGGCGACAATTTATCAAGTGGGACATTCACAGCAAAAAAATATTGTAGAATAATGGCATTCATAAAACAGTCAGGAACACTTGATATGAATACACAGGTGAACAATGATACATCAGGCAATTATGCAAGTAGATATAGTGACAATGGAGGAGCAGATTCTACAGGAATCTCACAATCAGCATTACAGGCAATGTTAAATATTTCATTCAATAATTTTATAGATATATTTTTCATTAATGTTAGTTCCAAAGAAAAATTATTCATCGGGCATTCTGTTAGCCAAAATACTGCTGGAGCTGGAACTGCACCAAGACGTAGAGAGTTTGTTGGTAAGTGGGCTAACACATCTACACAGATAACAGAATATGAAATTAATAATACTGGATCTGGATCCTTTGCAGCAGGATCTATAATTGCAGGATGGGGTAGTGATTAAGATGGCTTGGGCAAGTAAATTCAATAAATTAAGTGGAACATCAGCAGATTTAGATTTAGGTGCATCGGAAGCATTACCAGCAAGAAAATTTGGTGAATTGATTTATCATTCATTAAAAACAGGTGATGATAAAAGACACATTTTAACAATGAATAATGACTCAAATAGTGATTATAGTTCAAGACATTCTCTTGATGGTGGAGTTGATTCAACTGGAACGAGTCAGCCTTACATGGACACACAATATACTGGTGATTCAAATAAATTACATATTTGGTCATTTATAAATATTGGTGCAGAGGAAAAATTATTCATCGGTCATATTGTGGAATCTGATGCTGATGGAGCAGGTACAGCACCTCATAGAATAGAAAGAGTTCACAAATATACAGACACAGCAACTGGGCAGATAACAAGGATAGACAGTAGTAAGGGAGTTGGTGCTGATTATAAAGTAGATGATTTGGCAACAGTAATTCTCACGGATGACTAAAATGCTACGAGAACTCTTACAATTCATCATAGGACAAATCGCATTACAAACATATTGGTGTGATAGATGCCAACAAGTAGAATTACATTGGAATAAGGTAGGATTGATTGGGTATTTGTCTAGATTTAAAATCAAAGAAGAACCTTATCTTTTCATTAATTGGCCTATATTACAGAAATGGAAAATAAAATATAATCGCTATTGTTATTGTGTAAATTGTTGGAATTATATACATCTAGCTAAAGGACAATGCTCAATTTGTAAAACTACATGGACTTTGAGAACACCATTACCCAAAGTATTTAAAACTTGTGAGAAAGATTGTATATTAGTAGAACTAACAAGAAAGGAGTTATAAAATGCCTATAAATATTCATCATAAAGAAAGATTATCATTTCCTTCTAGTCATAAATTTCTAGATAAATTACCAGGTAAAATAGCTTTAATAGCCTTTACACTAGGAGTTAAACTAGGGATTATTAGAAGATATGGAACTATTAAAATTGTTGTTCATGACTCAAAAAAAGGTGATAAAACCTATCGTGGTTATAACATTATTCCTAATGTTGCAATAAAACACATTGGAGATATTTTAATTGGTGATGAAGCAACCAATATTGAACTTTCATACATGGAACCAGATACAGGAAATACTGAACCCGCTCTAGGTGACACTGACACAGAAACTCCTCCTTCTACTGCTAATAGGCTAGCAATAACCGCAGCCTCTAGAAATACTAGTTCTCCTTTTGAAATAATTTTAGAAACATTTATTCCGTCCACAGAATATACCAGACCATTTACTATAAGAAAATTGGCAGTGTTTTGGGGACCTGATGAAACAGGAGACTTGTTTGCTATAGGAAAATTAGCAAGCCCAGCTACAGTTACCAGTGCACAAACAGCTACAATTACTTATGCATATGTATTTAGGTAAAAATGGCGTCTTTAACTTACACACTAAAGTACCAATTAGATGAAAGCATCACAGCAAGGGAAAGACCTAGTTTCAACTATGAATTTCCACAAACGGTGTATGTTATTCTAAAATAAGGTGATTATATGGTAAAAGATAATACAGAGAGAGAGGTAAGTTTCACAACAGAGTCTCCCAGGTCTACAAGGACTAGTAGGAAATATAATGTTGTTCAAACAGCAAAATGCGAAGCTTGTAAAAAAGAATTCGTAGAAGCTCCAGTAATTGATAATTCAGTTACTTGTCCTCACTGCAATCATGCAAGACCAGCTTAATAAATAAAAGAGTACCTACTTGTCAACTTTAACATATACTTTAAAGTATTCATTAGCAGATGCTGTAGGAATAGTAGGTCAACAACCATATAAAGAAAAAGCTAAATTTAATAGCCTTTTTAATTGGAAATATATTGATAAGTTGAATAAACTAACAGAGTTTGTTTTTTCTATACCTAATGATGAATTTGGCAGAGCTAATGCTTTAATAGAACGAGAGGTTTTTGTTCCTTTCTTAAAACCTTTCCATGGAATAGTTTGTGAAAAATCGTTAGATGATCATGATATTACTTTAGTGGTTTGTGAATTATCCTTCCATTTAACCAGGAAAGTTTTTAGAGTAGATGGAGAAGAAGAAATTACTTACACTACTGAAAATTGGTACAACAGTGCATGGAAATATAGAAGATTAATACACACCAAACCTAAAGATATTAATGCAGAGCAAACTGATATTACATTAAGGCTTAATGTTGCTAGTAACACAGGATTTAAGAACCATGCCAAAAGCAACGGGTTTGATTTTAGAATAACTAAAAAAGATGGTATTACCCTGGTTAATCACGAAAGAAAATCATATACTTCAGGAACAGGGGCATTAGACCTCTATTTTGAAGCTGCAAGAGTATCTCCTGATGCAGATACTGACTTTTATATTTATTATGGTAATCCTGATGCTGTTGACGGTAGTATTGATATCACCGATGTAGATCCAAACATTGACTTAGAAATACACAGCCAAGAGCAATACCAAATTACTGTAGAAGAAGCAGCTCAACAAATCTTAGATTCTGCTAACGAGGATATGCCTTCAGGAATGACCTGGAAACTAGCAGACGGTTTTCCTACTAATAATATTACTGGAACAATTACCTGGAAGAACCATTTTGATGCTTTACATATCCTAGGAGAGATTTTAGGAAAGGATGTTTGGTTTGATAATAAAGAATTTAAAGTTTATATGGGGACAAAAGGAAAAACAATAGACGATGATTTAGATATAGTTGTTACCTCCGTCCCTAATGTATCCACAGATGAGTTTGCAAATACAATTAACCTCCTTGGTAAAAAATTATCCTCGGAACAGCAAATAGAAAGTCAATCCACGACATCAACAGTTTTAAGATATAATTACGAGAAGACTATCGTTGATAATTCCTTGAGCACTCAAGGACAAGTCGATGGTGTAGCTAATGCTCTTCTAGATGAATTCCAAAACCCATCTCCTAAAATCAAAGGAGAAATTCCCTATAATCAATTTGTCCGATTCAGTTTAGAATCGGGTGATATCATAAAGATATCACAGCCAAGCAAACAATTAAATGGTAGCTTTAGGGTGATGGACATATCTGCTACACAGCAAAATGTATCAATCTCTCTAGAAAGCACAGAGACAGGAAAAATGAGAACAAGATCCCTGTCGATGACTGATATTATCGAAGGAATATTAAAACGACTCGAAGAACAATCGATCGATAAGAGGCGATAAAACAATGTTAGAAACAATTGTATACCCAATTATACTGGCCAGTGGAACAGGTGTAGTAGTTTCTGGATTAGCTGCAGTGGCTCAAGACGAGCCAGTATGGCAGTGGAAGAAATTTCTATATTCTGTAGGATTGGCTTCAATAGCAGGATTAGTAATTGTAAATGGATTTGGAGAACCAATTTCCGAAGATAATGCTATTCCAATAGTATTACAAGTTATTGGTGCCAGCTTTATTGGTAATAAAGCAAACACAATCCTTGCAAAGTTAAAGGGTATATTTTCAAGAACCGAAGAGGAATAAGTTTCCTCTATAACAAACAGAGAGGGATAATTTTGATTATCCTTCTTTACCCTGTTTTTTATTAAAAAAAATATAACTATTTTTTAAGGAGTTATACCAGTTTTATATTCTTTAAAGCTATTCCTGCCTACAGGAATAACCCATTTTCCATCAGTTCTTTCTTCTATTTTTATTTCTTTAAAAGCTATCAAAGTAGCTATCAAGTTTCTAGCCATTTGTTCATCCATTGAAAAGTCTAGTAACAATGAAATTAAATCTTCAAAGGCTACTTCTTTTCTTCCTTTAACAACAGCTCTAACTTGGTCTAAATCAGTACCTTTCTTTATTCTTTTTCTAAACCCATGTTCTAAATTTATAATTCTCTTCAACTCAGTATCAACTCCAATTATTAATTTTCCATTAGGATATGACACTTTCATTAACCAATATCCTAAAGCTAATCTTTTATAAATCATTTCTTCATAATGCATTACATTTAATCTATCCATTTCTTTATAAAAATCCATATTAAACTCTATTTCTGTTAATTGATTATTAATCTCTGCCACTCTAATATCTATTGCTTTCTTTAACTGTGTCAACCTTAATTGATCTACTACTATTCCATCAGCTTCTCTGCTAGCCTTTCTAAAGGCTAATATATCTTCCCACGTTGGCACAAATACTAGGAACACAAATCTTCTACCTAATCCTGAAGAAAGGTTATATCTTCCAGGTTGTACTCCTGCCCACATGGTTAAATTAGTTTTGTATTCTATTGATCCAGCAGACATTGATTTTATTACATCTCCACTATCTAGTAAAGTTAACATTGAAGTGTCAAGATTCATATTATAATCTTGTTTCATTGCATTGGTAACTGTACTAAATTCCTCAACTCCTATTATATTATTTCCTTTTTTATATGCCAGTCCATAATGTGTTTGTATTTCTCCACCAGGTCCTCTAGAAATAGAACCTATTAATCCTGCTTCTGTAAAATTCTGTTCAAAACTGGCAGGTACTGCAGTTCCTTTAACTATAGAATATATCTCTTTGTCTAAAAATTGTTTCAACATAAAGGATTTACCAAATCCAGGCACAGTAACCATTAAAATATGCTGTCTAGTATTAACAGTTCCTGCTGAAGAAGTCCATATGTTCTTTTTTTGATTTACAATATTAAAAATATGTGTTCCTATTGATGAAATATAAAACGGTGCAAATTCTTTAACATGGGTAATTTTTCTTTTTTCTAATTCGTTAAGGATAGCGTTGTATAGATCCATTTTTATTAATCACTTGTATACCAACTCCTTTAGGATTGGTAATTATTAATTCAGTACCATCAGCCCATACAAGATGTAATCCTAGTATTTTACTTGTTTCTCTCTCTCTCAAGTATACAGCAGCGTTGAGATTTGCTATATAGTTATCATCGAACAAGAAAGACAAATCAGGTACTTTATCTTTTTCTAATTCCTTTTTTATTTCTTTCACTAAATCTTTTTGAAATTGTTCTTTATCTTCCATTTAAAACCAACACCTCTTTATTGTTGTTCATCGCGATTTGCGATATTTTGACCTTCGTCTTTTACCTACATGTGCTGCTGAAAAACAATAGCTACCTAAACAACTATACCATAATTGTATATAACCAATCTGTCCACACTTTGGGTAGATACCTTTTGAGAGAGAGGATTTATATTCCAATCCTCTTTGGCCTTTGTACCTCATTAAATGATTAACCATTAAATTTCATACCAATCAATAATATTTGTCCTAGGTCCACTGGTAGAAGATAAACAAAAGCAATCCTTTTTTCTATTATATGATTCTACTTTACCTTCAAAAGAAGCTATAAACATCCTTACAGGATCCCATTTAGTATCTACAAGGATTCTAATATTAGCATGTCTTTTTGCTAGTTCACTTGCCATATCTTTTGATAATGGAGTTAATGTAGTGTTCTCTGACCAAACTTTATGTTCAACTAAGATAGCTTTCTTTGTGGGAACTTTGGTAGATTCTATTATTAAAGGAAGTTTCTCTCCTACAGCTTCATATATAACAAATTCATTCAATGTTTTTGTCATTTTTGTCATCTCCTAACAATCTTCTCATCTTAGCAATCCTTATCTTTCCCATTCCATCTACTTCTAACAATTCTTCGTCCTTTGCATCCATAATAGCCCTAATACATCCAAATTTCTTTAAAAGATTCTCAGCTACTACACAAGGAACTCCACAAATAAGAGAAACAATCTCTCTTTGCGGATTATCTGTTTTCTTCTTTAATCTTCTATCAGGTATTTGATCTAGCTTTCCTTCAGCTATCTTTTTAGCAATCTTTGCAGCTACAGCTATTCCAGTAGCATGAGGTTTATTTTCAGCACTTTGTATCCAAATAACAAACCTTAACCCATATTTAACTACCAAAGAAGCTATTGCCCCTATTACATGGTCAGTTGTTAATTTAGTGGTTTTTGCATGTTGTCTATACTCTTGAAAAGATCCTGTTAATATCAACCCAGGACATTTTTCATTAGCTAGTTTTCTAGCTTGCTCTTCTAATCTTCCAGATAACAATGATCCAATAAAATCGGTCATTTGTTTTCTTTCAATTACAACACTACCATCAGGAGTAGTAACTTTAAGATCTCCCACAGGTAAGGCTTCTATAGTGTATTGTATATTATATGCTTTTAAAGCTTCAAAAGTGTTTATTTTTTCCCTAGAATCTACAATTAAATCATAATTATTCATATTTCAATAGTGGATCCTTTATTTGTGCTTCTTCAAATCCTTTTGCTCTATAAAAGCAAGAAGGACAAGCTTTGCAAGGAACTCCTGTAGTACTTCCTCTATAACAAGACCAAGTATATTCCCAAGGAACACCTAAAACAGATCCTAGCTTGACTACATCAGCTTTTGTTAAATAAAGGATTGGTGCTTCTATAGTAATAGTCTTATTAGGAGAAGCAGTCTTAATCAGTGTATTTAAATCTTTAATATACTCTGGTCTGCAATCAGGATAACCACTATAATCAATAATATTCGCTCCATAAAAAATTCTATCAAATCCCCAAGATTCAGCATATCCTGCTGCTATAGATAGCATTATAGTGTTCCTAAATGGAACATAAGTTGCAGGAACTTGTCCTTCTGTTGGGGTTGAAGGAATTATTTCATGAGAGTCTTTTCCTAAAGCTGTTTTAAAATGTGAAGCTATATCTATCTTAACAACTTCATGATTAATACGAAGATTACTTGTTAATATTTTAGCAAAATTTACTTCAATGTAATGTTTTTGTCCATAACTAAAACTAATAGCTGATACATCACTTCCTAGTACTTTGGCAATGTAGAGACAAGTAGCACTATCCATTCCTCCTGATAGTATTACTAGGGTTTTTTTATTAAGTTCATTAGCCTTTAAAACTTCTATAGTGTTTAAAACTTCATAAGAATCTCTTCCCCAATCTGTCATAAATTAATTCCCTTTTTGAAAATGACAAGAAGGACATCTTTCAATTCCTTTATCATCTTTTTTAGTTTCATTAGGACACAATAATTGGCTACAATCAGGGCATTTAAATAAATGTTTTGTATAACATTTTTCACATCCTTCAATAGGACATCCGCTACAAAACTCTATACAATAAATACAAAGCTTCTTTTTGCATTCACTGCAAGCCTTTATATGTTCACAATAATCATTCATCAGGTTTATCCGCCTTTAACCAATCATACACAGCGCTACCACATTTATTACATTTGGCAGTTCCAAAATCTGAAGGTTTATCAACCTTGACAAAACCATCGCAACCAACATTAGTACAAATAAGAATAGTCATTATTGAATCTCTATTAGTTTTAACAATTCTGATCTAGGATCTTTTCCTTTAGGAGGTTTCAAGAATACTCCTTTTAAAGCACTAGACATAGTAACTGCATCTGGTTGTTTTACTCCTCTAATCCTCATACAATTATGTGTTCCTTTAACAACCACCATAACACCTTTTGGTTGTAGATTTTCCATAATAGCATCAGCTATTTCTTCTGTATAATCTTCTTGAATGAAGGGATATCGAGAAAAGTTTAAAGGAACTCTAGATAACTTTGATATTCCTACAGCCCATTTATTAGGAATATATCCTACCCAAGAATCATATTCTATAGGTAAAAGATGATGAGGACATAATGAAAATGTCTTTGTAGGTCCAACAACTACCATCTGTTGGTTCTTTGTAGCAAACCTTTTCTTTAAATCTTCAATAGATTTCCTTTTACAATCCGCTTTAGAAAGTCCTTGGTTTTCTTTCAACCAAGTTGTAAACCTTTGAGGAGTATCATCAAAATTATCATCATCTTGCCAATGCATTTTTTCTATTAATTTTTCAATAATAGAAGTTAAAGAATCAGAATTACTATCACTAAATGTAAGGGTTAATGGAAATGATCCACTAGTTGATGAATTATAAGTACTTGAAGATATTTTCTTCAAATTCCACTCAACTTTCCTGGCCAATAAATCTTATGTAATTGTGGAAGAACTCTAACATTAGGATATTTAACAGTTCCTAAGAACTCTTCAGCAAATTGTGCATAAGAATCCCATCCTTTAGGTGTAGCAAATCTTTCTTCAAACATCTTTAATTTATTTTCCTTACTATATAAATCTTTATTTGTTCTGGCCTCTGCTTCCGACCAATACAAGGGTTGCACAGTAATATCTCGTCCAAATTGTTGTAACCTATGTATATTATTCCTAGCAAAAGTAATATCCTCAGCTGTTGGGGCTACTACCATTTTAAAATCAACTTTTCCTTTTAAAACAGGATTTTCCATACTCCAAGAAATGAATTCCTCTGGTGTAGTGGCTCCACTGCTTGGAGGTTTAATATCAATAGTAATCTTATCAAACTCATAAAGCATTTTTTCATCATATTTCTTTCCTGCAGTAATCAAGTGAAATATTCTCCTAGTAATTGAATTTTTCTTTATATATTTTACCAAAGAATAAGCTTCATAACCGTGTTCTGTTGGTTCTCCTCCAGTAATCCATACCCTAACAGTTGCAGGAAAATGTTGGTCTATGTAATCACAAACTTCTTTATTAGTCATTGCAATGCCAAGTTTTAAATCTCCTCTTTTCTCAGGCCATGTTCCCATAGCATCACACCATTTACAACCAACGGTGCATCCTTGGAATCGAATGAAAATACAAGGTTTTCCTATATGTTCTCCTTCTCCATTAATAGTTTGATAAGGAACTTCAAATAGATAAACTATATTATCTTCATAGGTTTTTCTAGTCATTAATTACAATCTCCACAATATCCATCGTCTGGATTGATAGTAGTTTTCCATAATCCACATCCTCTACAACTTCCTGTTGTTATAACCAATCTCTTCTATCCTGTGCTTGTGGTTTATGGTCTTTAACAATTTTATAAGCCTCGTCTAATGATAAATCATGATAGTCTTTTAAATAACAAGCCACCGCTAAAGGAGATCTTTCTATTCCAGCTCCACAATGTACTAACACCTTTCTTCCTCTAATCAAGTGTTCATGTATTAGTTTTAACAAAACTCGTTTATTAACATAATTAACCCTTAGTTGTCCACTAATTTCCTTGCAAAGAGGAATATGGTGAGCATCTATAGGTTCTTCTTCTGGTCTAATTTCCAAAACACAAAAGATCCTACCTTCAGGATGATCTTTTTCAAATCGAAGAACATCTTCAATATCTCCTACATAGAGATTTTTTATAATTTCATTATACATAACTGTAAATAATAATTATTTTTACTTTACTTTAAAACTAGGGAGTATCCTTAAATTCTATTTTTTATCCATTCGATGTATTGTAGAAGGCCAGTTAGATATATCAGTCATTTCGACCTTTTAGAAAGGATCTTTTCAATTTCATAGTCTTCCCAACACTCTAGTATTGCAATTCCCCAACCAGCAAAGGCAATACCAAAGGCAATTATTAATACCATCATCGTCTATTCCATCCCCTATCATTATTATGTTTCCTAATTCCAGGCCATAATCCTTTAACAATTTGTTTAGCAATCCTCCATTCACCTGATCCGTAAACCACTAGTCTAGTGCCAGTTCCTCCACACATTTTGCATTGATGTATAGTTATCCTACCAATCATATCTCTTTTTCTTATTCCTCCAGAACCATAACAGTACCTACAAGGAGCAGAGACTGTTTGAGGCATTAGGGTTGGTTAATAAAAGCTGTTCCAGGAAACTGATATCCTGAATCACTAATTAACTTTAAAGATCCGCCATCATACCAAACTGAATATTTATTAGTCTCGTCCATCCAAATTTGTAGCATAGCTGGTTTATATTTAAGTGGTAATTTCTTCATAAAAGTCCTATATAATTCTTCAATCAAGGTTTCAGTATCTTTAGTTCCAAAATCATAAAAAGGTAAAGGACCAAATTGCTCATCTGCTAGTGAACCATCAGTACGCACATCATCAGATTCAGCTATAATCTTTAGTGTATCAATAGCCACTTGTTTTATAGTCTTAAAATCAATCCATTTTTCAGTAGCTAAAATAAACTCTATAGCGCAAGGATTATTTGGATAAAATCCATGTTTATGAGGTGTTAAACAAGCTTTATCTATTAGTTCAGGATTGTCCTCAACATTATGTTGATAACGACAATGATGTTTGTAAACCCTATGAATCATTTAATATCCTGTTCTTTTTCTTCTTTTCATTGATTTTTTCTTTGGCAAAGTTTTTTTCACCTCATCAAAAGCTTCTTGGGATTTTAATACCGCATAACCAATTCTAACATAATTGCAAAGATCTTTAAAATTATCATCTATAGATTCATTAGCAGGTGGTTTTCCTGAAGAAAGCAAGGCCATTAACCTATTATATTTCTTTGTAATATCATGCATAACACTATGCCATCCAAAAGGAAAATAATGTTGGACATCTATTCCTCCATGATTATAATCAACATCTTTAATCGAGAAAACAAGTTTATCACATTCTTCTGTAAACTTTTTTATTCTAAATTCTATTTCTTTATTCATTTTCTTGTTTACTGTTTAATTTTGATGCCACGTCAATCAAAAAGGCATAACCAAAACTAGCCAAATTCAACATTGTCTCAGCCATAAAAATGGCTTTTCCTTCTTCAGTGTTAAGGTCATATTGCTTGCTAGTAAGATAAATCTTCTCTGCAAACATCTTTAAAATGTTATTAACTTCTTTAGGTTTTTCAAACATATTTTATACCTTTTTAGATTCTTTATAGTTCAACAAAGATGTATCAGGTTTTACCTCAGGTACATCTTCTAGCTTATAATAAATAATTAATCCATGTTCTTTTGCCCAGTCTAATTCCCTGTTTGCTCCTTTAGAAGAGCCAATATAAAACAATGCTTGGCAAACTGAAATATATGCACTATCCAAAGCCATCCAGGTTTCCCAAGATGGGAAAACCCCTGTTTCTTTTTTTAAATACATTGACATGTAAAGAGATCCTTGTGGAATAAAAGGAGACCATCCTTTTTTCATTAACTCATATCCAACCAAGAAAGCTTTATTAACATTCTTTATACCTTCTTCTAACGGAAGAGTATGACCATTTAATATTGGTCCTGCTACATATATTCTAGGCATTTATTTTAAACTCCTTTTTCCTAAAATTTCAAACATTACTTTAATTCCTCCACTTTAATATTTAATCCTTCTTCTTTGTTATAAAGACACTGGTTAAAATAAGGACAGTACATACAAAGATCATTTATATTTTTCTCAAAGGGTTCTTTGTTGACAAGTTTTTCCACTAAAGATTTATAATTCTTGTCAACAGACGTTAGTGTTACCTTTGATATCGAATTTATCCACACTTTTTCTAATGTTGGATTTATTACACACCATTTAATAATCTTTTGTTTTGGAAATTTATTAATTCCCTGGAGAATGGTTACATAAAATCCAATCTCAGCATTCATTGAAGTGACCCTATCAGGTTTGTCCATATCGTAACTTTTTCCTGTTTTATATTCTACAATCATTAACTCATCCTCAGAAATTTGATCTATTCTATCAACATGACCTGTCCTATCTATTAAATCAGGCATGGATATTTCTAGTTCTTTTGCTGCTGGTAAATAATATTGCAATTTATTTTCCTCTCTTAATTGTTCAAACCTTCTTTGCTCATACTCTAAAAAGAAGCTAAACCAGGTATTAATCTCATCGTCATTAGTTTCTTGAATATGGTGGCTCATATATTCTCCAATTTGTTTTGAATTTAAATCTTTACAATAATTAACATCAAACCCATTAAAGAACTTGTCACATCCTTTATGAAACGCTGTTCCTCTTATTAAAGCAGGAGAAGCTCCTTTAGATTCTCCATAGTTATAATAATCCCCTGAATTGTAGAAAAATTCAAATTGTTTAGGGCAATGTTTATACATTAAGAAAGCTGTCTTTCTTATAGGAATTAATTTTTTATCTAACTTTCCCGCCAACTAATATCACACTTTGTACAACTTCCTACTAATCCCTTATATTTCCTATCATATCTAATATAGGTAGGTTCTTCACAATTTAAACAGGGAACATTATCAATCCCATCAAACATTAGATTGATAACTTCTTTTATATATTTTTTAAGTGCCGTCATCTACATTTTCCGGATGAAAGTCTATAATCCTTCCTTTTTCTAGCATTGAACCACATGTAGGACAGAAATTCCAAAATCCTTTGGTTTTATTTTCAGGATATTCGTAAACAGAAAAAATACAAGCTTTACATCCTTTTACTATAGTATTAGGATCAACAGGCTCGGTGTCTTGGAATATTCCAGGAGGCATATCTGATCTCAAATCGAACGCATTATCGATAATATCATCATCGTCTTCAGGATAATCAACCATTTAATATCACATTTGTTAACAATTCTTTATAATGTGCTATACAATATCCCTGTGTAACACAAGCTGATTCATGTCGGCAAATTCTACAAGGTAACCTTATGTTGGTTTGGTAAAGGTTTTCTTGTTTTTCACATGGTATAACCACAGCAATAACACATTAAATAAACTAGGAAGTTCTATTAAATCTATGCCGTATAAAAGGAAATCAATTACAGGATTGATATAAGAAATCATTCCTATTCTTAAATAAACATCTCCTGCCCATATAAAATGTGGAATTTGTAACAGATGAACTATCAGAGTAATCGTTACAGAATGAACTAATTTGGAAGAATACCACTTCCAAAAACTAGAGAATGCCTTGCAAATAGTATTTTTAAAACTATCATAAAAAGTCATTTACTAGATAAAACCAAAGTAATGATAATAATATTACCGGTTATTCCTCCTCCAATTATTGATAAATCTCTTATAAAATCTAACCATAGCTTATATCTTTCATAAGGATCTTTTACTTTATTAAACATGCGTCCACTCAATTAGTAATATTTTCAAAACCATCCTTCTAAAGTTTTCAGTCCTTCAATATCAATCTTCCAATCTTTCCCCATAGCATCAATTAAATCCTCAAATTTATTTTGTATAACTTTTTCAAACATCATATTGTAATCTATTTTAAAATCGCTAGGTAATGAATGATGTTTTTGTAAACATATCACATCCATATTCTTTCCTCCAGAATAAGAAAGATAAAGTAATTGCACTGCACTTTGATCATCATATCGCCATCCAAGTTGTTTTCCATAGGTAATTCCTCTAATCCAAGGATTGTCTGTTTTAGGGTTTAAAGTTGTTATTTTCTTTGGGATAGCAATATCTATTGGAGAATAGTTATTCCAATTTTTCTTTACCTTTTTTAAAACTTTAATAGCTTCATCAAATTGATTTTTTTGCATATAATTAAAAAATTGTTTCATAGTATCTTTTAATATAGGACTACTGTCTGATCGTCTAGTTTCAAATCCTCTAATATACATATAATCAGTAGGTTCCATTTTTCCACCAAGTCCTTCAGTCCATGTCATATGGGCCACATATTTCTTCTTTACTGGTTCATAAACTCCTTTTCTAATTTCTCTTTGTTTAAAAATACACCATTCAAAGAATTTTTCAAATTTAACTTGTATAGCTCCTTCGTTAACTCCCATAGATCTTAATTTTTCAGTTAGGAATTCTGAAATTAATTTACTAACAGTATCGCCGTCATTAACGGTATTTAATTTAACAAACACAGAATCTGTATCACCATATTCTACTGGAAACCCTCTCTTCCCTAGGTAAGGAACCAGTCCTTCAATAAACTGTCTTCCAACTGCAGTTATTGCATTAGCACAATCAGGATCATAGAGCCTAAATCCTGCAAACCCATTTACTCCATAAAAGGAAGTTATAATAAATTTATCAGCAGTATCCTCTTCTTCTAAAGCTTTAAATTGGGGTGAATCATGGCCATACTGCTCCTCAGCCAGTCTTTTCCTCTCTCTCACCTGTTCTCTCAACTCTCTAAATTCCTTGATAGCTTCAGGGATAATTCCTATTTGTTCTTTTGGGTTTTTAAACGCAAAATCCTTTACAACATGCAAAATCTCTTTCTTTCCTGTTAAATTATTCTTCTTTTCTTCATCCCATTCTGTATGAATCTTTATAGATCCATTAACATCCTTTACTTCAGGTGAAATATTAAATCCAACAATTATAGAAGGATATAGGGCAGCTGCATCAAATACTCCTATGTTATAATGAATTCCAGGAGAAGGTTTTAAAACCACTGCTCCTTTAACTTTAACTTCTTCAGGTAAATAATCTATTCCTTGATCTTTTAATATAGACCTTTTCTTAGAAGGTAAAATCCTATTTCCTCTTCTAAGCAAAATAGCGTGATCAATAATCTGTTCTTTTTTGGTAGTCTGTGGCAAAGTACAACCACTCAATCTACAAAGAGTCAAGGATTGGTCAATAAGATTTTCTTTAAATATAATTTGTCGTTCTACATCAACATCTTGTTTACAATAGTCAATTACATCTTGTGGGTTCTTTTTCCAAGATTCTTCTATCCTGGATCCTAAATCTTCCCATTGTAAATTATCTAATTCTTTTTCTGCTACACTATGTAAATTATAACTGCTTAATTGTCCTGAAGGATTTTTCTTTATTTTATAAGCTTCCAATCCATCAAATACAATTATTCCAGGAATTTCTGCTATGACAATTTTAAACCCATGCATTCTCTGGTATTCCCTTGGAGCTATATAATGTTTAATAGGTGAAAATCTTCTAGGATCTAACTTTAAAGCTTCTGCTCTTTTCAATAACCAAGAAATATCAAAAGAAATATTCCATCCAGTAATAATATCAGGTTTCTTTTCTTCTAATAATTGGAACAGTTCTTCAAACATTGTTTTTTCATCGACATATTTAGTTGATAAAGTAAATATCCTTTTATCATAAGAATCATAAAAAACTATACAAGCTGTTTGATATTTAGGATTTTCATAACTAGCGAAAACACTAGGAGGAGTAATAACCTCTATATCCAAAACCCAGGTTCTTAACTTTATATGATCAACATCGTTATCAGGAATTATTTGATTATTCTCATATCTAAAACCGTCTGTTAGTTTAAGATCAATACAAGCTCTTTCAGTCCAAAGGATATCAGCTTCGTGATGATCATATCCTTTTCTTAAAAGATTAGTATCTTGAGATTTCCAAGTAGTAATTTTCCATAACTCTTTTCCATAAATAGATTTATATCCTCCTTCTATGCTCTTTACTTTGGCTAATAGATTAGGTGGATATTCAGGTTTAATAGGAAGGAAAAAATAACTTGGAAGATTTTCTACTTTAATTTCAAACTTTTGTCCGTCTTCTCTCCTAGCTATAACAACAAGATTTTGTGATGAAGTTAAATCTTGCCTCACTACATCTATTTTACGATATTTCATTAAATTGCCCTAGTAAAAGTAATAATTAAACTTCTACTATTATTTTAGCTTGTTTACCTATCCAAGCCGCGGGAACTTGCATTGAAGCAAATCCCTATTTCTTTTAGGTTGCTCTTGAAGTTCCCATGCAAACCTAAACCAGTTTTCATGGTCAACAACAAGTGCACTATTTGAAACAGCGTTAGAAGATTTTCTTGCAAATAAAGTAAAGAAAGCAAAATTAGGATCAAAGGAAGGATGCATTTCACAAGCCTTTTTAATCAATTTGCCAAAATTATTTATAGTATCTCCTGAATCATTAATATCATCTATAAAAAGCACATTCTTATAACCGTTCATTTTCGCATAAACATATTCAGCATTTCTAGGATAACCTTCTATAATATCAAACGTATAAGGAGTTCCTAACAGTTTATGAACAATCATAGCTGGGATAACTCCTCCATTTTTAATTCCTAAAATAAGAGTATTACGATCTTGTCCTTTAATATTCTCAGCAATAATTTTGCAACAATCTTCTATCACTTCCCAAGGAACTCTAATAATTTTAGGTTTCATAATCGCATCATATTTACCATCCTGTATCTCCTAAACTTCGTTGGAAAATTGCCACTGATTGTTCTAGTTGCATCACCCCTAGAGGTCTAGTTGTTCTATAATAATCATCCTCGTTTTTAAATCCAAATCCAAAAGATTTCTTTATTGGAAATTTTGTATCAATAGAAAACAAGTTCCAATTCCTTTGTTCTGCTGTAAATTCCAATTCTTTCATAGAATGAAATCCTAAAAAATGTACATTTTGGAATTTAATAATAGCCTTTTCCCAAAGATGATCTGTAAACTTGACCCTGTTAATAATCTTTCCTACATGTTTAGGTATAGCTAACATATCAATTAATGTGTAGAATCTTGAAACTATATTATTATAACAAGTTACCAGTTCTTTAATGTTCTTTCCTTGTGGAGCAAACATAAATTTAGTTTCAGGTATAGGTTTTAAAGCTAAAGCTGTTAGAAAAGTTGTAGCATATTTCTCTGTTTCTGCGGCATCTTTCATCACATCAGGAATAACTGCCCAAGTTGGTTTTAATTCCTTTACAACTTCTAAGAATTCTAAAGGATGCATTGACCTACCAAATTCCCAAGCTCCGTTATCGAGCATGATTTCTCTTCCATTTTTTTGTAGTTCTTTTATAGTAGTTCTATAAAATTCACTTTCTTTATAATACTGAGGAAGACAAAACGTAGCATCTCCTTGTGCAACATAAACATAAGAGATTGGATAGTCTAAAATTAATTTAATCAATTCTTAACAACCTCTTAGATCCGCAATAATCTATGAAAGCACAATATAACCAAAATTCAAACTCTGCAGGTGGAGGTATTACCTTTTTTATATGTTTAACCATCATTCAAATCCCTTTCTTCAACATCATGTAATCCAATTTGTTGTTGTATACCAAGCTCATTAAGAGTTTCATTAGTTATCTTATTTATAGTTAACCAGTTTCCATTATAACTTTCATATGGAATACCATAACCATCTAAAACAATTTTAGTAACCCTAGCTATATCATCAGCTTGTTCTTCAGTTTGGTTTCTACCTGAAGGGTTATATTTTTTCGTTCTTGATATAAGATAATTCTTATTTTTAAATTTTCTATAAGTTTCTAAAACTAATTTGTTAAAGGTTTCACTACCTTGACCATAAACTAAAGATAGTATTATAGGGCCATCTGTTATAACCACATCAACTTCAGGATTCTGATAAACCCTCCATATTGAATGATACTCTTTTGCTAGGATATAAAGCTGATTTTCTAAAACTTTAAATCTCTTTTCCCAGACAGCTCCTTTAGGAAACTCGGTAACAAGTTCTGCATTAATTCCGTGTAATTTTAATAAAGAAAATATTCCAGCAGCTATAGTTGATTTCCCGCTACCTGGTCCACCAAAAAGGTTAACTACCAAGGTCATGCCATTTTTGCCATAGTTGCTAACAATTGTATTAATGCTTGTAAAGTTTCATAAATATTTTCTTGTGTTTTGTAAATCCCTTTGACTAGAGTTCCTATAACATAGGTCATATTATTCTGTCGTTCTAATAGAAGGGAATGATGGTGCTGTTGTTTTATTTGTTCATTTAATAGGAAATTAGTATGTTCAATTTGTGCTATTAATTGTTTAGTTAATTCATCATCTATATAGTAATTGTTATTAATTATATAAGTAGAATTATCTGCAAAAGCATAATGTGCTGACATTATAATAGCTAACGCAATAATAAAGGCTATTGCAAAATAAAACATTTTATTTATACTCAACTTATCTCATACTCCTTGCCACTCCGGGTGAAAGGTCTTTATCTTTAAACTTGGCGTCTTTTATCTTTCCTTCAACTTTTAATCTCTTATAACAGTCATCGCATATAGGTTTTGTTCCACAACAACAGGCTACTAAATGGCCTGTTCCTTTCCTAAATTGATTAGGACAAGAAGTACATTGTATAAAAGTTATTCCTTGCATTAATTACTTCTCTCTCCGCCTTTTCTCTTTTAGAAGTTCTAGGCCTTCGATAATATCCATTATTACTTTCTCAGGAACTCCTTGAGATTGATAGTATTCAATAAAAAATCCTAAATCTGTTGTTCCTGATTCTTTTATTGTAAAATCTTTAAACTTTGGTATCCAAGTATTATGGTCTTCACAATAATATTTTTTATTTCCCATAACTAAACTAGAAATATATGTTTTTATAGCCTCGTTAGGACAATCTATAATATCACATAACTTATTTTCCATAATAATAATTCCTATGAAGAATTTAATAAAGTAATTGGATAAAAAAAGGTACTAATCAGATAAATAAAAATAAAGGAAGGATTATTTCCTGCCTTTTGTATCTTTTGTGGTTCTATCAGTGGCTCTAAAAGGTGATATTAGCTTTCTAATAGAATCTGCTAGTTCTGGTCCATCAGAATCAAAGAACATTTTTGTCAATTTCTCCATCTCTCTGGCCGTCATCCCTCCAAGGGTCTTTATTAATGCAGCTTGTTCTTTAGGAGTTAGTTCTACATCAGATTCATTAATAGCTCTAACAGCATCGCTTAAAGCTTTTTGATATTTTTCTAGTTCAGAATGTTTTTCTCGTGCCATTGTTATGTCACAGTTAATTTATTATTTTCTGTAATATTTTTGCTCTGAGGGAGCAGTTGTTCCAAAAGAGCTTCTACGTCTTGAAGTTCTCTTAATTTTGCTTTGTGGTGTTGAAAAATTAGATCGGTTCCAGTTTTTTCTTTCCTCAGAATATCTAATGCCTTCACTAAAGCTTCTTGGTCTTGACACATGTGTCGTATTGCCACTATGCCACTGTGTACTGTATTTAGATTTTCTTGTGTGTTCTCCAATTAAAACACCTTGATTAGTTTGTCGGTATTTGCAAATAGAACAGAATCTATATCCATCCTTATGCAATACCCATTGATGATATTTGTGCATTTATTCATTTTTATCATAAAAAAAAGGTTTATTGAAACACTCCATCAGGAACAACTCCTTTAAGAGATGTTTTCAATTTATCATAGGTCAAGTCCTCAATAACAGGATTAGGTACATCACCAAATCTACATTTGGTAATAGTAACTATTCTTTTATTAACTAATTTTCCTGAGGTTCCTTCAGGCATTGGTCTGTTCTGAAATTGTGCTACAAGATCCATCCAATATGGTGTATTTTGTTGTGTCTTTGCTTTAGAAGTTCCTGTCATGTTTCCATCTTGGTAAACTGGCGAAGATCTAGCAGTTAATACTACATTACAAGGTCTTGTTAGTAATCTAAACATTAAAACCTTATATTTGGCATTAGCATGTTGCCATTCTGTTTGCATCATAAATTCTTTACCGGAACTTTTTGACACACTTCTTGCTGCATTGTAATGCAACCAACTTCCTAGCCACTCCCAAATATCAGAAACTGAATCAATTACTATAGTACCTTTACTAACATTTTGTAAAGCTATTGTAGCTTGTTCAACTTTTTCTAAAGACAGTACAGGATCTACAACAAAAGGTTCATCTACTTCTTGTCCAGTTGATTTCACTACAGGTTTCTCACCATAAGGAACTGAACATTCTAATATTCTAATATCCTTTCCTTTAAAGTGTTGTGCAAGAGGAGTTACTCCTCCTTCTGTAGAAATTACATAAACTGGTTCAGGAAATGATAACGCTGAGTAGGTTTTTCCTGTTCCAAATTCTCCCCAAAAGAAAGCTCTTATTCCAGCTTTTTGTAAAGCTTTTTCAATAGGAGTAAAGAGATCCAATGTTGGAGCTGTTTCTGTTTTTAATTTAACTTCTTCAGGTGCCATATTAATATGCCTTTTTGAGAATTATATGAGGACAAATATTCTGCGGGGCAAAATTACCAGTCTCATCCTTTTTAGTGATAGTGATATTTTGTGTGCATAACTCACACCAAAAAATCAAGGTACTGTTAATGGAAGACGGTTCTGCAACCTTAGAATATGATTCTATTTCTTCTTTACTGATTTCCATTATAATCACTTAAAAAAATAAAAGGATTCTCCTTTACAGGAGGTCCGGTCCTTGCTCTTCAACTATAGTTGTCAAGCCAGGTTGTCCAAAGATGCTATAAGCATTTATCATTAGTCGTTCTACGTTTGGCAAAGGAACTTTCTTTTCGAAATCCCATCCAGCACCGATGCTTGTTTGTCCTACTATTGTAACAATAGAATCTCTTCCAAAGTTAATTAGGCTTCTCAAGTTATTTGGTACCCAAACTGTTACTCCTTCATCTTTTCCTAATGAATCGTCTGAAAGAACTACCATATGATTCTTTGATGGGTCACTAGCAAATTTAATGTATTTTACTACACCAGTTGCTATTAACAATCGGTCATAGAATCCTGGTTTTCCTAAAAGACTTTTATGATATGTAATTCCTTCACCTAATTCTTTCACATTAGTTGCAAAAGCAGTTTCTAGAATTCTTATCTGTTCTTCTGTAGGAATTTCAGATTTTGGAGTGAATTGTGTAACGACTGAAGATCTCAGTTTATATTGTCCATTAACTTTTTCCCCTAAAGCTCTAAATTCAACGAATTTACCAATCGGGACAGCTAAAGAACATTGATCTCCTCTTAATTGTAACCTTCCTGGAATCCATTGTTGTTCTCCTGGTTTTCTTGCTACAATTATTAAATCCCTAGTATGAAGATGTTCTGGTCTCGGTTTGCCGTAGTTTGGATTTGGTTTACCATTAAACTCTTTAAGGTTGTTTAGAACGACAATCTTGTCTCCTTCTACTCGAACTAGTCCAGATTCTACAGCTAATTGAGGATTTTGTGAATATTGAGTAATAGCATTCTTTCTAATACTCTCCATCATATCCCTTGTTCTATCAGCACCAAAGATTACTGCTTCAAAAGATATTGCTTGTGATTTAGAACCACCAGTCAAATTCTTGTGAGTTAACTTTAATGCCAAAGAATTTTTCTTAGAATCTGTTGTTCCAGGAGGAATTGATTTCAATGCTTCGTTAAAAGCAGCTTGAACTTCTATTAAACTTTTGCCTGACTGTGTTGCAATATGTTGCAATCTAGTCTGCAAGTCTGTTGTTGTCATTTATTTCTTGTTTCTCCTTTTTTAATTCTTTTTCGCTTGTCAGCGATAATTCTATCCATTCTTTATCTTTAATTTGGATAGCCTTAATTTCAAAATGTAGGAAACACCCTTCTAAATCGTTTATAGGTACTCCCAGCTTTTCTGCTAGGCGTAGTCTGATCTTCTTGGGTACAACAATATTATGATTTGGTAATACATGTGTTACAAAATTAGTTGATCTATACCATCCTGGAGCAGCCATTAACAACACTTCGCTAATCTTTTCAAGACCATACAATCACCATATAACATAAAAAATAATCTATATTTTAAATGAACACTAACCAAAGGAACAAGACAGTTAACAGGACAGGTACCGACGTAACAACTATCTCCTTCAGAACAATGTCTTTGTGCTGCATTATCAAATAAATCGCCTAATGATTCTATTAAAGAGTTTTTCATAAAAAAAAATATTTAAGTTTGTAGATTTGGTTGCTCTGGCAAATTTTTCAATGCCCAAAGAACTTGTCTATCTACAACATGTTTTGTTACAATTCCTTTATCCAAGGCTTTCTTTAATTTTTGTCTAGTAGAGTTAACTTGTATTCCTAATAAAGATGCAATTTCTCTAACAGAATAAGCTTTGTCAGGTCGTAACACCTGTTCTAGGGTTTTCTTTGGTAAGGAATTTTCTATATTTTCAGTAGACATATTCTTATATAATATCCAATACTTAATTTATTTAATTAAGGGACTATCTTAATTAATCCTAGTAATGAGATAATATCAGGCTAATTGTATTTTTTTAAGGTACGGTCTTATATCAACAACATTCATTTCAAATTGTTTCTTGCCATTAAATAGTATATTCAGTTTAAATGTTTTTTGATTATCGTGTACGAGGTCTACCCATAATCCACCTGAACTTCCATATACATCAAATAATATGGCGTGAGCCATTTCGTGCTGAATAACGTGTGCGTTCTCGCGTCTTTGCAGTAATCCATCTGAATCTATGAGATACAAATCAACTCTGTTTTCCGATGTCACTCCACTTGGCATGTCAGTGTTAATCCTCTGACCTTCCTGTAATTTTACATGATTATAAAATTCTGGATCTGCTTTTGTAACGTCATGAACGTATATATCCCATTTTTTAATCATCTGTGGGGAATAACCCTGTCCCATTATTTGACTCATTATAAGCACACTATAAAAATTTTTATCAATATTTTTTGTCTTGAAATGTATCTCTCCGAAACTTGTTTGTGTTCCCATCAAGGTTCCCATCAAAAAAAGTGGAACTAGAATCCAAATCAATAACTTCATTCTTTCAATTCATCTGTTTTATTCGCTTTTGTGCTTCCATCCTTTTGATGACTTCCATATATCATGATTTGGAGTCATCTTATGATGCCAATCACAATCACACCGCAGATGTTTAATTTCATGCCATAGTAAAGGCAAACATTTACCATCCCAACAACTATCTATTCGTGCGGTTCCTATTCCTATCACATTATTTTTATAATCAGCATATCCTGTTACCCAATATCCATTTGGATCCTGAATGAACAAAGAATCATAAACATTTATTGTCCACTGCTCATCGCAATTTACAGCCCATAATATTGTTATGGCACACATGATTATTGTCTGTTCTAACACGGGCTTCTCCTTCTATTTTACTTATCTAATAACTTTTTATTTAAGATTGTCGTCCATAATAACTCTTCTATCTTACTAGAATCTATCAGTTTTTCATAAACATTATGATTAAATTTCAAGTATCAATTTCTTGCATTTCCTTTAATGATAAACTTTCCTTCCACATCTTCGGAGAAACAGGTTTTTCAGGTAACTTTATAACCTTCCAATATAATGTTTGGTTTTCTTCATTTAATTTAGATTCTATTATCTTGGCTTCTTCTAATCTGTGTAGTCTCTTTAGCACTGCACATCTTTGAGCTTTTACCATATCAACTATTTCTAAGGTAGAATAGGCTTTATACACTCCCATTCTTCGAAGGAAATGATAGGTATCTATAACAATGTTCATTGATAATGTCCTCCTTGTGCTGTTTTATCAGGTAGTTCGGGCGTAACAGGGGCACCTTGTTGAGCAGCTCCTTCTATTATAATCCCTTCTCTCTTGGCTAACTCTATGCCTATAGTCATAATATAACTAACCGATTGTATAATAGCTTGTTTCTCTATAGCCACTTTAACCAGCTCGTCTTGTGTAAAATCTAATCTTTTTTGAAGTAATTTTGTCTTTTCTTGTAAATTACTAACATCTTTATGTAGTCTTTTTACTTCTTTAGCAAGATTATTTTCTCTAATGTTTTTAATTTTCATCACCTAACAATCATATCTCCTCCAGCTATTAACATCTCTTCTTTCTCTGGCCATTCTTTAATCTTATACCATAATCCTTTTCCTTTAGTTAATTTCTTCTTAATCACAAATCCTTTTTCTTCTAATTTTTTCAATCTTTGTAAAGCAGCTGGTGGTCTAACTTTTAAAAAATTTTTCAATTCTTCTGTACTATATCCTTGATTTTCTTTCATAAAGGAAAGAAGTTCTCTATTAGTCTTATATTGCTTTGGTGGTAACTTGTTCCACTGATCTAGATTTAAAGGGGGCATGAGGATCTCTTTGCTTGAAAGGATTAAATTTCTTTTGTTTCCTTTGGTCCTTTTCAGGAGAATTAATTCTATGTTTCCTTACATAGCGATTCCATGAAACCATTTTATGCAAATCAACATCATTCCTTCTAGAATATTCTACCCAATCAGGAAATTTATCCCTATTTAAATCTCCTTTTCCGCCAGGATTACCAAAGGTCTTTGGTTTTATAACTCCAACAGTATCTTCGGTTATAATATCACACCATGGCATTTCATGTCGTAGTAGTTGATTGAAATTGTAACTTCCACATTTATGTTTCTTACAAACCCATCTTGTAAAGACTGGAAGATGTTGTGGTTGTGAAGGACTTTTTGGTGAGTTGTCTTTTGTAAAACAATCATAACAAATAAATTGTCTTGTTCCTGGAATTAGAAGATATTTCTTCCTTTCAGGGGATTTACATTCTACACAGGTTGGCAATTTTTCCTCTCAGGTTTATAACACCCAGTAACATATGCTTCTTCTCTATTTTCAATAGTAATTTCTAATTCCATTTCTTCGCCACAATAAATACATTGCAAATAATCGTGTGCCATTATTGTGCTCCTGCAGGAATGAAATCCTTTGATAGTTGCCTAACAGCTGCAGCAACTGCTGCTGATAGTTCTATATCCCAAGCCACTGATTTTTTATTCTTTGTAATACTAACACACCTTTTTGGATTTTCTTTTTTAGCAAATTTTCCGTTATATTTGATTCTGTTAACCGTTAAGATTTTTCCCATTAAAGTAGGAAACTCGATAGATTTTTCTACTACCCAATCTTTATGGTCTTTCTCTTTAATTTCTCTTTTCAATCTAATAACACTCCATGTGCTTTACCGGCATGTTCTTCACAATATGCCTTTCCTTTAAACACTCCAATAGAAGCTTTCTCACAATAATCACATTGTAATTTTTCTGAGGATAGTTTATACCTTTTATTCCTATAATCATAAGTTAATTCACCATCATTTTTTAAATCTCCACAAGATTCACAAAAGGAAGAATAACTATTAGCCCAGTATTTTTCTCCTTTTTGGATTGTCTTGTGACAATTGTTACAATTCTTTGGATCTCTAGCAGTAAATTGTTTCATCCTAATCTCCTAGAATTAAAAGCAGGAATATCTATTAAAACCGCATCTTTAGGAAGGTTTCCTTGTTCAACTTTCTTTATTTTAGGAAGTTTAACAATTTTCATCCCTTCTTTTTCAACAATAGTTCTTGCAACCCAGAGTTTCTTCTTTGCCTTTGGTTTCCTCCAACGGGTTTCTTGAATAAGGAAAACGCACTTTTCTGTTTCATGCTCTTTCTTGTCAGAGGGAAACAGACATTTTTTGTGCACTATACAGTAAAAGTACTGATTTTCTTTCATAATAATAATTACTAAGAATAGATTAATAAAGGTTTTGTAAAAATAAAAGGAAGAAAGAGACTAAGGTCTCAATCTAAAGAAGAACTTTTTTGGGTTGCTGGAAAGCCATCCAGTTTCTACTATCCCGTCATCACAAAGTTTCTTTAACACATGTCTTGTATACATGGATGATACATTAGATGCCTGAGAAATAGTATTGATGCTTGCCCAATTCTTTGGAGAATCTTCTTTTATCTCCTGAAGAAAGCCCATAATTCTTTGTTTGGCGTCTTGTGGAAGATCTAGTTGTTTTGATCCTCCGCTACCATCAGCAATGAATTCTGTTTTTATAATATCTAATGCTTGATTCATAATAATAATATATAAGAAAAGGTATTTAAATCTTGAGTAAAAGGCTGGGACAGCTAGTGGGAGAGAGTTATTTTATAAAAGTTTTGGTGGTTATACAGTAAAAACCATGCTGGGAACCCTTTTCCTCACATATTAGATGTTCATGGAAGTTATGATTATCACTAGATGGCAAGGTTTCCACTCTAGTTTTTCCATTGCATTTTTTACAATTATCAAATATCATTGGGTTTCACTAATTTAAACTTTAATAATAATCTAAACTTTTCTTCTAAATAAAATTTTCGCATCAGTCTAACAAATTCTATTCCCCTAACTTTATCCCTGTTAACAATTTGTCTAACATATTGATCAAAAAGAGAAATTAACTCTGTTGTTACAAATTCATTAATAGACATTGAATTTAATTTCCCGTTTTGCAATAAAATAGAAAACTTGGTTCGAAGGGCTTGCCATCGAATTTGTAGACGATCTTCAGGATGTTTATTTATCTTTACTATTAAATAATAATCTTCTCTTTTAAGCATATCGATAAGTTGGTCATCGGTATGTTCTTTTACAATTTTTGATGGTGATACAATAGCAACCACTTCTTGATTAGGTAGACTCGATATAGGCTCCATAAAGGAATCTCTTTCTTGGTTTGTTTGTGTCTCTTTCCTAATTCTATAGAAAACTGTTTAAAAGCTTGGACGAGTTCTTCATCAGATAAATAGCTATAAAGATATTTATTATCCCAAAAGGTTGTTATCTTTAAGGATAGAGGAACATCTTCTAAGATAGATTTCTCGTTGTTCTCTGACAAATTTTAATATCTCACTAGCCATAAACTGTTGGCATTTCTTTATTTCTTCTATTGCCAACTGTTCAGATTGCTTATTGGTTTCCATTCAAAATATTTATCTTTGCAGAGAGCGCCTCTACCGGTTAGGTTAATATTCTTAACTTCGGGATATTGTTTTGAAAAATACTCAAATTCTTCTTTCCATAATTGATGAGCAGGATTTAATATCATTTTCTCATCATTATGAGGATCCCATACAACATAGAAACCATATTTAAAAAGTTCTGATTTTTGGTCAACTGGAGGAGGTGCATCTTTTGCATAACAATGATCCATTCCTAGAAGATAAATTTCTTTAATATCCAAAGAATGTATCGATACAAACCAAGTGAACAATCCTACATTAGAAGTATTAAAATAATCCCCACAATTAGGAGCTATCTCCCAAGAGATTTTTGCTTCTCCTAGAGATTCTTTGACTGGAAAAGATATCCTATCACTGACATAACATTTTTTTATTAAATGTCCTTTTTGTTGGACTATTTTAGGTCTAAAATATTTATCAAGATCATTGCCATCTTCTAAGACAGTACAATAATCAGGTATAATATCATGTTGTAATAACTTCTCTACAGCTGCGTCACAGGCGATAGTGACACCGGGGAAAGGACCTAGTCGAATATAATCCTTTATATTCTGTGCTAAAGAGGGTCCTGCGCCAAAGATTAATATTTTATTAAACATATTCAGTTCTTTCTCCTATCTACAGGATCTTTCCATTTTAATATCTCTGTCTGATAAGCATAATAACCAGGATGTTCTTTCATATCATGTTCAATTCTCCAGGCTCTAATAGCTTGATCGTCTGAAGGAGTTGTATCCATAGCTTCTAAACATAAAGGACAATAATCTAGCAATGTAGTCAAACCCTCTCTCCTTCATCTTTCTTTTTTATTTCTTCAATTAGTCCTTTACACAATTCTTCAAAAAAGTTGTTAAATCTTTTACGATTCCTGCCCATGCGATGCCACCTTTGGTCCCTGGTAACCGGTATCTTCATCTATAGGTAATTTCCCAGTTAATCTATCAATTCTATTTTGAAGTTTCTTGGCTTTTTCTAAATAAAACTTCATTTTACTTTCTAACCTTTTGATTTGGTTTTCTTTTTCGGACAAGTTGGTTTCCTTGGTTTTAATGCAATAATAAGTTTTCTAATCCATAACATTTTTTCTGTATTAGATATATCATCTCTTACAACTAATGCTTCTAAACATTCTAAAGCACTAATTAAAGGAGGAATAACTTCCTCATAGTTGCTAGTGGGAGCACTCACACTGTTCACATCCTTCATCTGAATCTACGCATTCGCAAGGATCTTAGCAATTGCCATCACATTCATTGCATTCAGGAACACAATCCCTACATTCACAGTCTGTTAGACAATTACCTTCTTCTTCTCCACAATCATAACACAACATTGGACAGTCACATCGAGAAGGTTCTCTATTACAACCTACACATATTTCTTGTTCTTCAGGTTCTCCATTGGATTGTTCTTCCCAACAGTGATCTACAAAACACTCATTACAAAAATTATCAAAACAACAACCACATTTTACTTCCGCTTGCATATCACATCTAGAACAAATAGGAATTCCCATAATAGTGCCTCTAAGACACTCATCACACCCATATAGTTTATTGGATTGTTTTTTACTTTTCTTTTTTGGCATTTATTCCTAACATCCTGTTTAATGTAGGAGACCTACCAGTCTCAACATCTTTTTCTATCCTTTCAATATCTTGAGGATAATCAACTGTATAAAGGATTCCTCTAACAACGTGTTGTCTTGAATCTGCTGGATAATCATAAAAGAAAGCATATTCTAATTCATCTTTTCCAAATACTTGTATATGATTTAACATAGTAAATCTTTGTCTTTTATTATAAATTTCCAATGCAATTTTAATATCTTCAGCATCAAAGAAAGGACTATCAGCACATATCCTTATTATAGGATCAAAGTTACAAAAACTATTAACATCCCGATACCTTCTAACAAGGTCTTCTTCAAAGGATCTATAAACTTGTACTGTAGGATATTTATCTTCCAAATAAGCTCGTAAAGGTTCATTAGATCTAGTATCAGGAATAGCTACTACCAAAGGATATCCTAGAGGCATTAGCTTTTCCAACATATGATCAATTAAAGGTTTTCCTAATAGATAACACATTGTCTTGTTTGGGAATCTTTCTGATGTTAATCTTGCTTGTAAAATAATTCCTGTGGTCATAGTTCTCTTATCTCCTTTATTAAATATTTCAACTCTATAGTATCAAAACTAACAGGATCATCCATTAGGTCTCCTGTGTTACCAAGGGGTTTCACATGAAGTTCTAAATATTTTATTTTAGCAACTTTAATTGCTGTCAGGATGATATTCTTATCAGGAAGATGACAACTAAATCCACTAAATTTTTCCATTTCTTTAAAGTTTACATCTTCTGGCAAAGGAGGATATTTTGAAACACAATATAATGGAACAACATGATCATACCAACAAATTTCATCATCTGTGGACATAAAAAACTTCTTAGAGGTTTCATCTACTCTATCTATTAAACCAAAATTATGTCTGTCTTTATACCTTATTTTATAACAATTCACAAAAGGATCTAGGAATTCAACTGCTTGTGGATAACAAGGTGTACAATACCATGGAATTCTCACTTCTTTAGCAATGCTGTCAATTGTTTCTACATTAGCCTCAGTGACTGAAGAAATTAATCTATCAAATCTTTTTGATAGGTGTTCAGATCTAAAAGCTTGTAATTTAACAGCATTAACATCGGCTTCTTTACATTGCTTCATTAATTTTTTTAGTAGAGTAAAATCTCCTCTCCAAGCTGTTCCTAGTTCAGCTGTTATAGTAACATTAGACATAATCTTCCTCTAATTTTTGTGCAAAAATTTTCATATCTTTAATTCTACTAGACAAATACCCAGCCTTGCTATCAGGATATAGGCTATGATTAATGGTCCAAGGGGAATAATCCCCTGCTATTAGGCTTCCTCTCCAGAAAGCTGCTCCTTCTGGTATGTGTGTAGGTTGTCCATTCCATTGTGGAAACACTACACTGCCTATTCCTATTATTACAAAATCTCCAATTTCTACTGGATTAGAAAACAATTTTCTATATCCTATAGGATAAGTTGGTCCAATTAAATGTGTTCCTCTAAAATCATCTGAAGAAGTATATATGGTAGTTCTTGAGCCTATACCACAGTGTTTTCCAATTGATAATCCTTTTTGACCTGATAAATGGACATAATGTGCTATATGAGTATAATTTCCTATAGAAACTTCACCTGTTATTATACTATTATCACTAATAATAACATTATCACCAATAGACACTTTTGAAGGATCGTCTATAACAGCTGTTCTAGCTATTTGAACATTCTTTCCAATTCTTTTCCAATTAAATGTCTCAACTTCAGACGGAAGAAGGAATCTAATATCTTTAGTTATCATAGGTTATAATTGCTATGTGGTAAGAACCAGTATAGTTAGTTGAACTTCTGACATATTGCACATTTACTCCTTTCATATCCTTAATAAAATTATTAACATGTTGTTGAAACAGGGTAATATTGCTATCTTCTATTATTTTTAATTTGGCCAATCTTGTAATTTCCTCTGTATTATTACCAACCCATTACAATTAAACCATTCATAATAATCCCATTCAAGAACACGATCAACATTGTTGATAGATTCTTGTATGGCTTTCATTACTCCGGGATGTGCAGGGTTATACGCATCATGGAAAACTATAAATCCTCCTTCTGTTATTTCAGAATAATATTTTTCAATATCTTTCTTAACAGATTCATAACTATGATCACCATCAATGAAAAGGATATCAATTCCTCCTATCAAAGAAACGTTAGGGTCTTTCATAAAGGTAACGTAAGTATAAAGATTTTCATCTTGTAGTAAATCTATAGCCTTTCCTTTTTCTTCAATATCAATGCTAATAACATGGCCTTTTCCATTAACAGCACATCCTTGTGCAAAGGCTAGAGTGCTATGACCTTCTCCTGTTCCAATTTCAACTATCTTATTAGGTTTGGATATCCTGGTTAAAAAGAAAAGGGTTGCAAGGTGTTCATGTATGTAACTATTTTCATCAGCCATAAATTTTGAAAGAGAATCTTTTGATCTAATATCATCAGCAATACCTAAATAACAAGTTTCTTTAGGTTTTTCCGTAACACTTTGTCTTCTATATCTCATTTTTAGGATCCAATTTATATATTTCTCTTTCGATTGTCAAAGGAGATGTTAGTTGTATAACATCATCTAATAAAGCTTTAAATGCTGTATTTAATTTATCCTTTGTTTGTTGTGATATTCCAGGGTTTCTGCAGGTTAATATAATTGATTTATGGATTGTTCCTAACTTGATCATTATCCATTGGTAATTTGCATTATTAAGCATTTAATATCCTGTCCAAAACATTAATTCTATTGCGTAAGAAGTGTATAGAAAGAGGACATATCCTACATGCCAAAAACCTAATAAGATTAATATTGGTCCCGTTGCTCTAACAATCCTTTTTGGATGATGAAAGAGCCAATCAAAATTTATAAAATCCCTCAAGAAATTATAACGAGTATACCTTTTTTCCTTTTTATCCCATTTATCACTAAATTTTTTCAATGTGTTCCTCTTTAACGTGTATAGTCCTTGGTATTGTGTCTTTAAATAATTCCCCACAAATAGAACAATAAAAAACACCATATTGTTGATTAGCTATAGTTGTAAACTTTCTTAACTCTAAATGTAAATTACCATTATGATAAAGTTCTTTTGTCCTCTCTCTGCCATCTAGGAATTCTAATTTCTTGTTAGATTGCTTTAGTTGGTCAGCAATATTATTGATTTGTATTGCTGCTAAGGATAATTCAGTCGTATTCGGATATTTTCGTTTCATGGTTATTTTTACATCTATATACTATTTGGTGGTTAACATATTTAACGAAATTGGAAAATTCACTACAATGACAAGTTATAGAAGGATAACAGATCAGTTTTTGAAATCTAATAGGAGCATATGTAAGAATAGTAGGATCAAAAGCTAATAAACTTTCACATTCTGTTTTTGAATTAAACAATCTCCCATGCATGTGTCCTCTAGCATCGACAACTACCCAATGTACTAGGTTTTGTTGTTCTTTTCTTTTATAATCTCTAGGGTGTTTCTTTTTCTCTCTCTCAGTCTCTTCTAAGGCCTTTGCTGTTTTAAGGTCTATGGGCATGGTAATTACAATTGTATTTTAAAGGATCTGGGTTGTCATGGTAGAAGGGAGAGTTATTAGCGTCTTGTATAGCACATAATGGACAAGGCAGTTTCTCTTTTAAAGGGTCTTGTTGCTCCTTGGAAGCTTGCATTGCCATTATATCTTCAAAAGATATAGGATCTGACATTTAATTAGATATCACCTTGAATATTTTTAAATAATTGGTTTCACCGCATTTGCCACAAACAATAGTTGTTTTAGCTTCTGCTTTCTGAGGAATCCTATTTAACCTTTTACAGCTTTCACATTTAAATTCTAAATAGGGATTTTTACCTTGTTTCCTCAAAGCCATTAGTCGCACTAGTGCTTCTGATAAAGGTAATTCTTCTCCTCTCATATTATTTTTATATAATAATTGTTAAAAAAGATAATGGAAAGGGTTAGTTGTCACTACTTTTAATAGATTGTTCTTCCCTCCGTTTTGCACCGCAATTAGAACACCAGCAATGCCATATTTCAATATCTGTGTCGTCTAAACCTAAATATTCTGAATCCCAATCAGGACTATCACAGTGACAAAGCGGTTTTCCCATTTTAATCAAGTTCTCCGTTATTTAGTTTGCTGCCAATTTCTATCGTTAGGAGCACTTTTTGATATTTATATAATGAAGCTCGTCTCAATGCCTCCTCAATTATTATCCTGGTTCCAATCGTTTTATTATCCAAATCGTGTATTTTGTCTTTAACTTCATTTCTAATTTGTAAAGTCTTTTCAAATCTTTTCATTTTTCATCACCGGGTTCTATATCATTAATTAGTTGATTTATCTGGTCCTTGAGATTTGAAAAGGAAATAGCCGCTCCTAAATTATCTGTTTCAAATTCTGCTCTTTCCAAAAGCTCAGCAGATGCTTTCAAGCATTCAATCACAGATGGATTTTTCAGTTTTTCGTAATGTTTAAATCTCAAACCAATCTCCAGGAGCATTAGGGTATCCACAATAAGAACACTCTATAACATCCTCATAACCAGGAATAATATTAGTTTCATCTAATTTTTCTAGACATTCTTTACAAAATTTTTCACTCAAACACATCACCGTTTAATTCTTTCTTTTTGTCTTCATAAGGAGCAACTAATCTTCTATAGAGTTCTTGTTTACAACATTCTAAAACTCCAATGATCCCATTGAAATTGTCATAGGAACTTCCTCCATTATCGTCTAAATAACTTTGGATTAGTTTAGTTATAGTATAATTTAATTCCCCTAGTTTATGTATTAAGGGCATTGCCAAGGTTGCGTCAATATTTTCTCTTAACTGTTTAGATATATATGGCATTATAACACATCATCCATTGTCTTCTTCACACCTGCTACAAATATTATCTAAATGTCCAGTCCAATCTTCACATCGACCACACCATTTACTAACCATATCTTTAAAAGCCATTTATCGTAGTGAATCTATATCTTTCCCATAGGAAATAAAACTTTTAAACTCTGTTGTAATACATTTAGGACAAGTTGGTTTTCCATCTGGAGAGGATATAACTTTATCCGTGGTGGTTTCTTCTCTACAATAATAGCATTTTATAGGCATTCCATCTCCTGCAGAACTGCTTTTTGGTGGGATCATAGACATTTTTCTTCAGCTTCTTTACATTTTCTATCGATTTCTATTTCTAGTAAATACCTTTGATACATTGTCCATTGACAATTCCCACATAGAAACGGTTTACCTTCATATATTTTACAGGTTCTACACCAAGAAATTTTATCTTCAGTCATATTAATTTTCCTACAGTAATTCCTTTTGGAATACATTTAATCAAGCTATCAATATCGTCTATTTTCTCTTCAAGAGGTATGTGTTGGCTGAGAATCTTTCTAATACCATCTAATATAGCTTCTTTTTTAACAGCTTCTCCATACCAGAATGATACCATGGTACCATCAGCTAATTGATGCTGGATAACTTCTTTAACTTTTTGATGAAATTTCTCTTCCAAGTATTGATTAGTCATCTTCATTTCCTATATTTACCCATACTATTTCATAATGTCCTATAGCATATTTAACTTCTTCAAACAATTCTTGGGGAGTAGTTATCTTATTTGGGATATCAAATATTTTAATAATACCAACTATTTGAGGCAATTTCAAAACCTTTCTACTTTTAGGTTCGCCATCTTCTTGAACCATTATAAAGACTGTATGATTAGTCAAACTAGTTCTACCTCTATTACATTATATTTTATAGGAGATTTAGCTGCAAAGGTCATAGCTTTTTTCTTTGATTGGAATACCTTAACAATATTATTTTGTTGTATATCAATAACTACAAAAACTATTTCTTCTGAAAGAAGATTAACATTTCCTTTAGTATCTATTCCAACTCTCTGAGGCTCATATTGATATTTTTCTCCTAGTTGATCTAGGAAATCTTTTAGCTTTTGTCTATCTACTTGGTCATCAGTCTTATTAGCTTGTTCATATAAGAAGCGCAGTTTTTCTGTTTCCTCTAAAGTTATTTTAGCTATTGGTTTCATATTAAACACACCATTATTATTATTGCTATAGAAGCTCCTCCAAACATTGCTATTTTCTCCTTTAAAGTAAGACCATTCTCAGTTACAACAATTTCTTCTTCTTGATGGAATAATTGATTATTAAGAAATTGTATTATCTTTTCAACATTGATTGGAATAGCATGGAAGTTAATGTTCTCGTTATATTCAGGTGTTCTACCTGCATGATAAGTTTCTCTTGTTCTAACATTAAAAACATCTAACCTATCTAACCATGATGGAGAGTATAATAATGCTTCCATTGGTTTAAATTTAGAAATTTTTTCTAAAGTTTTCGTTACTAGTTGTTTACTTAGATTAAAATTGGTAATTAGTCCTTTAATAGCTTTTATATCTTGTTCTGCTATAAAGTTCTTAATAATATAAACATCGGCCTGGGTTAAAATATCTTTATCTATTACAGCTGGTCTTTGTGTAATCATTGTAACACCTAACCCTCTACCTCTTCCTCTTCTAACTATCTTATTTAAAGCATATTTTGACAATCTACCATTCTCTGTAATTCCTTTTTGAGGAGCAAAAGAATCAGCTTCTTCTACAAAGATATGTCTAGGAGAATCATTTAATTGAAATAATTTTTCAAGAAATCCTGCTACAAAGCTTCGCTGAGTTTCTTCATCCCAGTTCGAAATATCCAATATACAACTTTGATTTAATGAAACTATCATTTCCGCTACTAGTTCAGCATCTGTTTCACGAAGTTCTATATCAGGTGAAAAGACCTTTTCTTTAGGATCAATTGGTCCTAATATTGGTATAGGATATTTACTCCTTAACCCATAATGTGCATGCATACCATCTATCACTACAATCGGTTGTTCTAGTTTCATCAATTCTTCTTCTTCAACTCCTGCAGTATATGTTTTTCCAGAATCACGTTTAGCGAGTATAGCCTGCACTTTGGTAACAATTTCCTTAGGGATTGATGTTCCGATTTCAAGTGTCTTACCTGCCAACAAGTTCCTCTTTGCGATAGCGGTAATAAGTTTTCTTACCAACACCTCGTTTTTCTACAATTCTATTCATAGACAAGGATTCACATATTTTATATGTATAATTTAAAGACAATTCTAATGGGACTGCAAGCATGTTAGCAGTAAACCATCTAGTAGGATAGGTGTTAAATGCCGTTAATATCATCTCTCGCCCATTATCTGGTAGCTTGGTTGTTCCTATTTCCCCTAGTTGTTTAATCTTTTCCATGTTATTCATATATTAAAACCTCTAACACCTCTGCTATTCTTTTAAACCCTTGGCTAGGTTTTAGATCTCCTAAATCATGAAGTTCCCTTTTAATCAATCTTTTTCCCTTCCTTAGTCCATCCTTTAGTTAATGTAAAATCTCCTTTACCATCCAAATCAAATGTTAGATCCTCTTTATTATGTATTGTATCATCAATAATGCCTATTAATTTATTATTAAATTTGATTAAACTTAAAGTTATTAGAAAAACCAGATCAATAATTACCACAAACACCAATCCCATCCATAATGGGTGAGATGTTCCTATGACAATAGCAATTGGACTAGCTATTAACAGACTAATTAAAGAACCAGTTGCTAATATTTTTTGGATCATATTATTATTAATAATAGGGATGATGTATTATTTAAATATGTTAGCAGAAAAAAGAGAAGGAAAGTTCCTTCTTAATCCTCGTCTGGATTTAGGTCTTTCTCTTCTGAGGTATTTTCTTCCCCACTGATAGTAACCAAAGACCCCTTTAGTCTATAGTATTTCTTCTTTCCGTCTTTTGGAGAAGTAGATTCTACTATACCTTCAGAAACTAGTTTCTTTAAAGATGAGTGAACTATTGGGTTGCTGTGCGCAAATCCTAGAAGCATCAAAGATTCTTTGATTGCTCTGGTTGGTAGCATCTTTCCTGAAGAATCTCTCTTCAAGATCTCCACTATTGCATCTTTACATGTTGGTGTTTCTCTAGGAGGGTCTTTAATACCTATGTCAGCGAATTGTTCTAATTGGTTTTTGTTCATGTTTTCTCCTAATAAAAAAGTCTCTTTAGCTTTATATAAATTATTTACTACAAAACCCACGAGGAAAATGAGGAATTGTTACGTTCTTTGTAATTATTGATTTAACAGATCCAAGGCATTTGGTACAGCGTCTTCAGATATCTCTCCTGAGTCTACTTTATCCATCATCTCTTTTCCTATTTCGGATAATAATTCTTCTCTAAACCCTAATTTTTCACAAATTATCATTGCTACTATAGGATCCCACTCATATTCGTAGAAGCGAAATAATATCGCTGTTAGGAAAGTTTTTTCAGTGATCATGTACTAGTCACCACAATCTCCTTCACAAGAAGGATCTCCACATTCTCTGCAACATTGTCCGTGTGTTTTACATTTATTTATATATTCTATATCAGAAACTGCCTCGCCGCATCCTTCACATTCGCTTCCTGAAAAATCTATCATTAATGCAAGAGGTCGATTATCCATAGGATGTTCATGTAATGCATAAACTGGAAAACATCCATCACCATCTTTTGTAGGGCTATTAACTCCTCCAAATATTTCTATTGGATGTTCTGTTTCATTTGATGAAACTGGGAGATCTTTATCTGTAGTGGGTTCTATACCTATGTTAGCTAATAGCTCATCATAGGTATGTTCTATCTTAGCATTTCTATGATCAGGAAGAATATAACAAGGATCGATGATAATTATTTGACCACTGTCAACATCACAATTACCTATTTTAGTCCATATCATACCTTACCTTTCCTCCTGATCTGTTTCACCACAATTCTACTAAACTGCCTTACCAGTTTATCTGATGCATCGTTCATGGATCTACAATGTATGAAATTCTTTTTACCAAACATGATTTCCATATCATAGACATTCCCATGGCCAATTAATATACCTATAACCTTAATCCCGTTACTTCTTGCCTTTCTAACACTGCGTTCTGTCTCCTCCGCTATTGTCGCCGAGGCTATTTGACGATGATTTTTCGAATAATTTGGCTCACCATCTGTTAAAATTATCATTACTTTATTACCACCGCCCATACTCTGTAAAACTTTTCTACTGTAATCTACTGCTATATGAGTTGGTGTCAATTCATAAGAATCGGAACAATCTATTTTATCAACATCTCTTTTACTTTCAATCGGTGTTAAACCAAGATTTCCTTTACTATTAGACGACCACACAACTGCCTGAAGATTGACATGGCGTATGTTTTTAAGACTATCATATAATGTTGCTACCAAATCCCTTGCGGTGCCTATTCTATTCATCTGCATAGATCCGCTACCATCTATTGCCAACATTATATGTAATTTTGATTTCCTTCTTAAATCCATAAATGCATCTCCATGTCCCGTAGCTTTTCTTTTTATCACCTGTTGTATTGAAATCTCGTCACCTGAATCAGTAAAACCATGTTTTGATTTTTCTTGCAGCTGTCGGAATATCTTATTAAGTTGTCTTGCAACCATAGTATCAGGAATATAGGGGTTTCCCCTAGTCCTGTTTATTATATCAATATCAACTTGACTTGCAGGTAATAATTTCTTTCCACCAAGTAAATTCTTCTGTAACTCCTCTTTCACTCCTTCCACTAAAAGTTCTCCCTTAGCTTTTAATTCTTCAAGAATTGGCATTCCTTTTTCTATATTCTGTTGTTCTTCTGGTGTCATTTCTTTTGAAAGACCTTGATGATCACATTTGGAATTCATCTTTTTTGATGAGTGAGCTGCTTCACTAAGATCTCCGTTAACCTCACCAACATCTGTAACTAGATCACCATTAGGAAGTTTTGGTATATCATTTACATTTTTTTGTAGATAAGGATTGATCACTTTTCTTATATATTCTATCGTTAAAACCACTCCCCCTTCAGGACTTTGTAGTTCTACATCCTTTATTATCTGTTTAGCCAATTCAAAATCTGGCAAAACTAAATCATCTCTCATGAATCTAGTAAATAGCAACGCATTTACAGGATCATTTGCTGGAGTACAAACTTTTCCCAATTTTTCCCTGGTCTTTTTGAATCTTTTATTTGTTCCCAAATATATTTGTCCCATTAAAGATTCTATTCTCTGGTCTTCTATAATATTAAATGTGGCAAGATACATGTCTCTTGCAATCGCTTCTAAGACTGCAGGAAAGCTTCTACACTCTTTAAACAAAATGGGTTTCACATCCTTTCCAAAACTGTCAAAAACGTAATGTCCCAATTCATGGTTCAACGCTGTATATTTTTCAATATTCTTTTCTGCTGGCGTGGCTACATTAATGACAAATTTTCCATTTTCAGGGTATATATAATTCCCACCGCGTCCATATTGTATCTCTATTTTCTTGTGCTTTAGATTTTCAAAAATAGATGCTGTCTTGGAAAATAATTCTTTTTCTGTTATAGATAGACCTTTCTTCATATCTTACCAACTCCAAAGGTTTCTATTGCACGTTTTTGTATCAACTCTCTTTGCTTTGAATCCTCATATTTTATCAATATGGTTGTCTGTATTGTCTTTTCCAAAATATTCTCTAATCCAGTTATTCCACTGTTCTTCCACATTCTATATGCTTTTGTGAATAAATGTATATCCCTTATAGATAATACATAATCCACTTCACCTTCCTGCCTTAGACTTAATGTATCAGTAGCTAATGTTAGAAGTGGTTTCTTAACCTCATCTACTGGTATATCTGTCCAATCTATTACCTTTGCCACTTCTATGGATTTTGGATAAGACCATATCTCTCCTATAAACCTACTTCTTAAGTCTTCATTTAGTGGGTTTGATCCCTGATAATCTGCTGGATTTGTTGTCGCCACAACTGTTAGTGTTGCGTCTCCTTTTAGTTTGTAAAGGTTGTCATTTACAATTATTTTGTGCCTGTCATCAAGTACAGGATTCAACATTTTTTGAATTTCTGGCTCTAGGGAGCTTAGCTCGTCAAGATATAAGACAGCTCTTCCATAATGATTTGCCACCTCTATCGCAATAGGTAGGACACCTAGCTGAAATACAGATACATCTCCTTGTAACTGCAACCTTCCTAATATATCACCCATTGTTGTTCCCGAAGAACATGAATGTGTAATCAAGGGACAATCCAAATCAGCACATGCTTCATGCACAACCATAGTTTTACCTATTCCCTTATCACCTTCAATAAGGAATGGTATGTTATCTTTTTCCTCTATAACGGTCTTCATGGTCTTAAGATGACCGCCTATATCTACATATTTCCCAAATCTTTCTGGGAGATATATATCATAGTTAATTGGTATGACTGGAACTTTTCCAGCAACCAAATTACCCTTTATTCCTTGCTCAGTTAAATAAGCAAGTTTGTCTTTTATATTTCCTTCCATTATAATACACCCATATCAGTTATACAACTAAAACGACCGGATTTTAATCTCCAGTCAAAACCATTTTTAAATAATTTATCTGTTGCATACCATAAACCATGATCACTGACAGCTCCTAAAAAATGTATCCCTTTCGTGTGTAAAAAGGAATGAATGTCTACAAATTTATTATTTTGTAAATCAATAGGTTCTACAACTTCCACATAAATATCTGATTCATGTTCTAATAGGTCAGTTATATTAAATCCATAGCATGTGTAAACAGTACGTAATATATCTAATGGTGATCCGTTAAGAATAATCTTTCCATCAACATTTTTTACCAGTGATGCTCCACAAAAAAGACACTCTGTAGTTTTTGAGTGGTTACAATATTCACAGTTAAGACATTTCATCATTAATCTTCAATATCTCCGAAGGTTGTTTCAAGGAATTCAATAATTTGTTGATAGGTAAATCCATAGTCATTCATAAGAGTGATATAACTGGATAAATGTGATTCTCCTTCTATGGTTTTTCCTTCAAAACAGCTATCTATAAACCATAGTAAATTAACCTTATTTACTACACTAGCTCTCATTGTAGGTAAGTTACCTTCAGACATCCAAGCAGGAAACCCTGTAAGCGTTAATATTGTAGAATGATATGGTGGGGGTTGATGTGGTTTTAAAGGTAATCCTACTCTACAAGATAGCTCTCCTAAAGCACATTTACCCAAAATAATTACTTCACCATTACCAGCATAGCCATATTCAATTAATTTTCCCTTTATTTGGGGATGCTGTGGTGTGGATAGAATTTCTGTTACTTTATCTAATGCTTGTCTAACTGTCATCTTCTTCTCCTTCTATATTTAACATATCTCTGGCTTCTTTAGTTTTCTTTTTACCAAAGTAAAGTTCTTTGTCTTCATCTGATTCAACAATATCTATACTCACTTTTATATCAACACTCTCTCTGCAAAGCCTTTAATAGTTTTTTATGACCTATAATATTCATATTCATTATTAATATTTATTAACCATAGTATTTAAATTTTTTACACCAAAATCTATTAGGAAAAGGAGGAATCTATTTTTCCTTAATTGATTAATATTTGAGCAAATCATTATGATAACCTGTTTTCTATTTCTTCTATAATAGCGTCTAGATAAAACTTTGCACTGGGATTAACTTTCAGTCTAGATTTTACTAGAGATTTCTCTATTTCTAGTTCTTTTAATGACATTTCTGTTATTGGTTTCATGGTTCTATATTACCTAAATCCATATTTCTCTGAAACAGTTTCCATTATGGCTTCTAGTGTTTTTCCATGAATTGTGTCTATATGTGATTTGTATTGCCATATTTCACATGACCATTTATCTCTGTTCCACCAAACATATCCACAAAAATCATATCCTGCATATTGCGACCAATAGTTTCCAGTCTTTAGCTTTTCTTCGATTTTTCTGTCTATTTCAAAGTCAAAGTTTGACATCACAGTGTCAAGTTCTTTCCAAGATTCTGGAATTGTTTCTAGTTCACTTATCGTATTATGTGAAGTTATTGGCTTGTTCATATCCCTACGTCATCTCCTCCGAACACTGACTTTTCAAATTCTTTGGGGTGTTCTTTTAGAAAGTGCTCTATAATGTCAATTTTCTCAGGATCATTAACGACATTGCACCAAGGACATTTTTCTCCATTGCCTATTTCAATCATAAGTATCACTCATAGCCTCAAAATGCCTCTCAGCTCTATCCTGTTTACATTCATTACACATACTCTCCCAATCAGTTTCGTCACAATTCTCACAACCATAAGGACAGGACAAATATTCTTCATTCATGCCTTTTCTTCCTTACGACGTTGTGGGTTGATTATTGTTTTTCTAAGATATAGACTGCCTGATTTGTAACGCTTTGATGCATCTTTTTCTTCTAACATTTGAATCAGATATTCTCCTAGAGCTTTTCTTGAAGTAAAAATTCCCAGTATAAGTTCATCTGAGTATAACCAATATTCATCGTCCAGATATGCATATACTAATTGCGTTGGTTCCATTATATCATTTTCTTCCATTTATATTGCCACCTCCTCGGCTAGTAATCTTCTTCCTGCTTCTTTTTCTCTACAAGAATGACATTTAGATACTGCTATATTAGCCTTTTCGTTAGTTGTTACAACTTCATTACAGCCGTTGCAAGAGAATTGTTTAAATCCTGCTTCGATTAGTTTAGGGGTTAAATCCATTTTATCACCTATATAGGATACAACATTACAGTTCCTGCATCATAGAACTCTGAGAACCATCCTCTTTCTCGTAACCAAGTATCAAATACCTTCAATACTCCTCCAATGTAGAGCTTTTCTTCATAATCTTCAGACCAATAACTAAATATTCTATGAGGATAGTTTTGAACAGTCATTGTAAAGCCATGTTCTCCAGAAGTCCATATTCCTCCATTCTCTTCCTCATCTCTACCATAGAATTCTTCTGCTGGTCTCATATGATCTTTCATTTCTGGAACGAGTTGTTCTAGTGCTACCATCATTTGTTTTCTATTCAATTGATTCATAATTCAACCCTCACCTTAACTTTAATGTTACAATTAGAACATACAAAAACTCCCTCTGTTATTTTCACCATAACAGATTCTTTAGGATTACATTCTCCACATCGGACATCTATATTCATTGTACAAACTCCTTTAGTATATAATCTTCCAACCAAGCTTGTTTAGTTATTTGACAACCACTCGTTTTACATTTCTTCAAATGATTCCCTAACTTGATACGGTGTTCTTTGTGCCATCTATCATATTCTTCCTTATTCACTAAATAATATTCCCATTCCTTCTGAGTCATTCTCTCTACAAAAAAACCTGGAAGATCATCATATTCCTCTTTCATTGCAGGTGTGTAGTTTAGTTCTTCTTCCGCTATAGCCCATCTTTCTGGACAATCTTTATCACTCATTTCTATCCCTCATCCATTTTCTTGCTTTCTCCTTAATCTCATGTTCATGAAGAACCTCAAAAATTATGTCATAAAATGATACTCCTTTTTGTCGTGCCTGTTCATCAAGCCACTTTATTGCATCTGCAAGTTCTGGGTCATCTTGTGCCTTTTGAACTATGTCATCGACCATCTCTGTAAAGAAGCTAGGATATGCTAACATATCATCACCACTAGTTTATCATCTCTAGAAGTTATCCAATATGTTACCCCACAGAATTGTGCTAGGACTGATTGTATAAGACATATTGCTGTTGAATTTATATAACTATCACTAAAATCAACCTGTATGCTAGCGTCTTTTATTTTAAAACCAGTAATGTTAGTCGAATCTCTCCCAAATTCTTCTGTTCTTGTATCTATTACTTCTCTCAACTTTCTTGCTATTTTATTTACATTCATTTTCTATATCACCCCTTGTTTAATAGTATATAATTTAATTTACTCCTTGTTTCTCTAGATATATTACCTGCGTCTAGGCTATCTAGTTGTTCCTCTGAAATAATGTAATCATTGCTTGCAAATTTCCTAATTAGGTGAAGAATTATTTGACTATTACATTCTATATCCATAATAGAATCAATAAACACCTTTGGTGTTTCACTTGACAAGAACTTTATCATAGATTCCATAGTATTATTAACAGATATATCCCATTCATGTAATATATCAATTTGGTCTGTGGATGGCATTTAATATTTACTCCCAAAGACTACTTCTTTTGTCAGTGTTGCTTCAGGTATCTTCCATAAAGGAACTCTACCTTTCTCGTCTAATTCTGATATAAATATCTCTTTTTTCATATTAATACTCCTTATACCATTCCTGTCTAGGATCACCAGGAGGAATTATTAAACACCTATCATACACATGTTCGTATTGTATTCTAGGCTTGAATTGACCATAACTACCATCAATAATAGTCCCATCAGCTAATTTACACCATACATGACTGATATAGTCTATACCTTCACAGAAATCTTCACTGTATTCCATTCCTGGACCTGTATATTTGCCAAATGCTTCTACTATTAATAGATGGTTTTCTAATTCAGCTATTAAACGTGGAGTAATTGTCCCGCAGAAGGTTTCTAATCTAGTTCCTGCAGGCCATCCTCCTGTTCCTCTATCTCTTATTATATTGCCATTAATTATAGGGTGTTCTCTTCTTGCTGCTGTGGCTTGAAAAGCTTTTTCATAAACTGCCTCTACTAGGGTTTGTATGTTTATCTGTGTAGGTGTATCATCTGCTATTCTTGTTTCACTCATCTAACCATCTCCATTTCTGGGTGTTCTGAATCTAAATGATCAAACATTGGATCAGTTTCTCCTGGACCATGTCTAATTGGACTTGATATTAGAATGAACCTTCCACATATTGGACACTCGAGATTATCAGTCATTTTTCAACTCCTGTTGTTCACCTTTTCTACTACTAGATCTGACGCATATGCATCAGCATGTGTAGTAGCTAAATACCTATGAAGAATAGTTAAAACCTCATTAAAACATGCTAGTTGTGTAACTGAACCTTCTAATTGACTAGGGGTTTCTATAGAGGCATTCTCGATAGAGATTGTAAAGGATATCCTAAAAGGCTTTTCAAGGTTAGCATATCCTTCTAGCTTATTCACTTCTTTTTCCCAGTTAGTCATTTAGTCCCACCAAAATGCCCACAAAGTTTTCTCTGGATTGACAGGCTCGTATGCTTCTAGCCATAACTCAGTAAAATCGTCCGCGAAAGGTCTTCTATCGAATAGTATATATAGAACATCTATAACAGCTCCGTCTTGAAGGTTTGTAGTGGGAACATGGCATTGAAATCCCCATCGTTTGATAGTTATGTTAGTTCTTAGGTATTCTATAAAGCCCTTCAAATTATTTTCATCGCCTGTGATTCCCAAAAAATTACCACCAAACCTATAGGGGTGTTCAGCATCACAACGAACAACTGTGGCTGCCTTCTCTTCAAAGTCAAAGCCTTCTTTGTCGTTATCAAACCATATGGTTCTAGAAAAGTTAAATCCCATTTCTTTCCAAAGTGGTTCTGTTACTGGTGTGTGATTTATAATCATTTATTGATTCACCTCCCCTCTCTCTCTCTATATCCTACATGATTGACTGTATCTAAACATCTATGAATGATACAGTTCTCTCCATCTATTTTGATTTCTTTGTTACACTTTCTACAAACTATCATATTAACACCTAACTTGCATAACAAAGACTGTTATTAAATTCTTCTTCATTGTCATATTCTATTTTGCACCTTCTACACCCAAACTTGATATCATCTTTTGGATCATTAGTGACTATTATTTCTAATACATGATTACTCATTATTATCAACTCATTAATTTCTTAGCCAATAAATAACTTGTGTTGTTATGTTTTTTTAAGAACAAGACAAAGGTTTCTTCATCTTCACATTGATTACATGTACATGCCATTATTATCACCTATAAAAAAAGTTAGGATAGGATATATTCGTTCCTTTTCGTTTCATAGAAAAGATCTTCCCATACCATTATAGCAGCTTCTAATCCATCTAGTATCATTTCTAGATCTTGTTTGTCTAAGAATCCCCTAACGTGTAGTTCTAACGCTACCTCTTTATGGAACTTTAAAGCATTGATTTCTTTGTCAATCTTTATTATCATTTCTTTACCTTCTTTGTCTTGGTTGTTCTATTAGGCATCATCATTTTAACTAAAGCCACTACAAACCTTAGACTTTCTTCGTTTTGTTGTTTCACGATCGAACTATCCAATAATTGCCACCTCTTGTGTTGACGTTACTTTGTCTGCAATAATACTTCCTTCATTGCTAGCATTTGCTTTAACAGCTTCTTTTAGATAGTTAACTATTGATCTTTCCTGTATAGTCCCTTCTAGTTCGTCTTCTATTGGCACTGCAGGATCTTTATAGCCTTTAAATTCAGGTATTTCATTACGTGGTTTTACCTTTTCTGACACTAATACCATACCTATCTCTCTATGAAAGTCTTTGGGTTGGTTTTTATTGATGATGAAATAGTCGATAACTACATCAGGAGTTTTTCTTGATTGTACTAGTTTTGTAATTTCATCATGATCTTTGATACCCATAGCCTTTAAAAGATCTCCTCTTTCATTACCATAAAGGTTCTTCCATAACTTGTCAGCTTTAGCTATTCTTGGATTAAGATTTGTCAGATAAGTTCTAGATGGTTTTATCGCGACCTTCATTGGTAATATTAGTCTAGGCACTTTCTTTTCACGCTTTGGCTTTTTTAGTTCTTCCCTAGTAGGAATGTCTATTTGACCCTTGCCTTCAAACATCTTGATTATCTCTGCTTTGCTATAATAAGTAAGTTCCTCGTTTACCGTCTTGTGCCGGCCAGGAACTCCAATATCCGTCGAATCCATTATAGGTCTCAATTGCCCTTTTGGAACACTTGACTTTGGATCCATATATATATATTCTTTTTATAATATTTAAATTTTTTTCGCTTGCTAATAATAGGTTTTGGTGTAATTATATAGAAATTATCAACCAAGGGATGATTATTGACAAAAGTTAGGGAAAATAACATCTATAACTCTGTGTACAGGCAAGGTAGGCTTGACTACGGACAGAAGGTAGTATCTTTCCCATAAAATGCAATAATCTCCCTCAGATCCAAAGAAAGGATTCTCAGGGCCAAAAACAGGTCCTCTAGGAGGTTTCTCTACCAAGGGTTCCTTCAAAGATTCTAAAGGCAGATTGGGCAATCCAGAAGGCAAGGCAGGGAAAAGGCTTGATTCTCATAGAGTCTCGAGGATTCTAAGGGATTCTCAGGACTATGCCTCTACTACGAAGGTTTATAAGAGGCTATATGGTCGACTCCTCTCCTTTATATATCACTGTAGTAAAAAGCTTCACTATTGGCAACTAGGGATTCTAAGGGCATATCCTCTACAACGGTGGCTGAATTTGGGCATTCCATAGCCAATTGGGATAGAGGGGCATTCTCCGGGCCTATTTCTACAACATGGTCACATTCTCTACATCTCTAGTCATCTTCTCTACACTTTAGGACATAATCTCTACATCTCTAGACCTATTTCTACACTAATAGCATATTGTCTACATCTCAAAACATACGTCTACATCTAAGGCCTATTCTCTACATTTGATGGCATATTTTCTACCTCTCAAACCATATTTCTCCATCTAATGGCATATTTCTACTCATTAATACATATTTCTACATCTTGGGACTAATTTCTCCATCTCCCGGACAAATTTCTACATCTCCGGGCATCCGGGCATTTATCTACAACATGGGCATTTATCTACCTCAAAGGACATATGTCTACTCAAAAGACACACATCTACTCAAAAAACATATGTCTACTCAAAGAACATATCCTCTACATCATTGGACATATCCTCTACACTTTAGGGCTGATTGTCTACCTCTCAGTGCATATTTCTACCTATTAATCACTTTCTCTACGACTCGGGTCATATTTCTACCTATTAATGCATATTTCTACTCTTTGATACATATTTCTACTTCGTAATGCATATGTCTACTTCATGATGCATATCTCTACTTCTTAGTGCATACTTCTACTTATTGGTGCTACTTTCTACTTCTTGTTCCATATTTCTACTTCTCGGTGCATATCTCTACTAATTAGTACCTATTTCTACTAATTGGTACCTCTTTCTACTACATAGTGCCTATTTCTACTACTCGGTACATATTTCTACCTCATGGTGCACATTTCTACTTCATGGGTCATATCCTCTACCACTATGGGCAACTTTTCTACCTCTCAGGTCATTTTATCTACGACTTTGGGCACGGTTTCTACCTCAAGGGGCAACTTTCTCCATCTAGGAATACTTTCTACATCTCAAAACATATTTCTACAACTTAATACATATTTCTACTACTCAAGACACACTTCTACGTCTCGAGACATATTTCTACATCTCAGTACACATTTCTACAATTTAAAACACATTTCTACTTCTTATGACATATTTCTACTTCTAAAGACATACTTCTACAACTTAAGACACATCTCTACGTCTTATGACACCTTTCTACATCTTAAGCCACGTTTCTACTTCTTAGGACCCATTTCTACGTCTTAGGACATATGTCTACGTCCTAGGACACATTTCTACATAGTGAGGCATTTTGTCTACGACTCAGGACATAGTCTCTACATCTTATGACATAATCTCTACGTCTCAGGGCACAATCTCTACCTCTTCGGACATAGTCTCTACACATTAGGTCATATTTCTACTTCATAGTGCATATTATCTACGACTCAAGTCATATTCTCTACATATTAGTACATATTATCTACGACGTAGGGCATATTGTCTACATCTCAGGACATTCTTTCTACCTCTTTTGACATTCTCTCTACATCTTATGTCACATCCTCTACACAGTGGGGCATCTTCTCTACATCTTAGGGCATCTTCCAAGCTACATAGGACTTTCTTGGGCACTTGACGGGCAAAGGAACTACCCCATGGGCATTCCTCGGGCACTTTCCCGGCTTTATTGGACTTTCTCCGGGCTTTCTCCGGTCTTTTTCCAGCCTTTAAAACATCCCTGAGGCAGAGAGGGGCTTTCCCCATGTCTACTCTGTGGGCAAAGGACAACACGTGTCTACATCTTG